GAGAAGATCGCACCCTTGCCAGTCTCCAGGATGAGGGCGTTCGAGTCGGCGTTGTCGTCGAAGACGAGCTTGTGGCCGCCGGCCGTCCGGATCTCCTTCACCTTCGTCGCGGTGTCGTTCTTACTGCTGACGTTCGTACCGGGGAAGGCGTTCGTCCCGATCGAGTTGTTGCTCGGCGGACCCGCGGCACGGCCTGCGACTTCCGGTGGCGTGTCACTGCGGCCGTAGATCGTGCCGAGAACCACGGGCCGACCCGAGTAGCCCTGCACGAACATCACGGCCACCTGACTTCCCACCGACGGAGGCGTGTACTGCCCCTCGCTGGGAGCTCCGCCGAAGGGCTGCACGAGTGCCGCCCACGGCAGATGGGCCGTCGGCACCATCGTCTGATCGGGAGAGTTGACGTGGTACACACGCACACGCACACGACCGAGCTTCTCCGGGTCGGCGTTGTCTTCCACGATCCCGAAGTAGATGCCGTCGAAGAGGATCGGTTGGCCCTGCCGACGATCCTCAAGAGAGTCGCCCATGAATCACCTCGTAAACGGCGCGTCCACCAGATCTTCCATCTGCGACTTCACCAGGATGGATCCCGTCGTCTCGTCGCGTTCGCCGAGAGACTGGAACTTCACGCGAGGATCGAGCTTCGTGCCGACCTTCGACGTGCTGCGCTCCATGGTCAAGTTGGACACGAAACTGCCCTGCGTCATCACATGCTCGATGCTGTTGACGCGATAGACACCCGACACGTAGTGCGGGGTGAAGTCATCCTTGAGGACGATGAACTCGGCATAGTCCTGCGAGAGGATGGTGGGGTCACCCAGAATGCTTGCGGTTGCCTGCCAAGCGGTCGAGCGTGCATTGGCCCACTTCGTCAGGGCCCAATCTTCTGCCTGCTCGACGTTGTCGAATGGGACGGCGTAGGCACGGGATGCGATTGCCTTCCCGAGCGGCGCCGGCTCGACACCCCGATCTCCGAACTGGAGGACCGGGACGGGGATGGCGTTGTTGATCACGATGCCAGGAAGAGAACGGCTCCCGTCCTTGCGTGTACCCGCAGCGAGCTTGCGGCTGATGAGGCTGCCCTTGTCGAGCGTGCTCCAGCCATCGACGCGCGTCTCACCGCCGCCCAAGAAGATCACCGCGTTGCCGTCGTAGGCCGGCGAAAAGGACAGCACGACGCCATTGTGCTCGCGTGCGAAGACGTACTGACGGAGCTCGGCACGCAACCCGGGAGGGCGGAAGAACGCCTTGTGGCCGACGACATTGAACCGGTAGCCCTCCGCGTTCGAAGCGGACTGCGCCTGCGGCTGCAAGATCGACAGGATGAAGTTGGCGTTCGTCGTGTTGCACTGGTAGTAGATGCCTACCCGGTTCGTCGGCTCGATCGCGCCCTCATCCAGCGTGTATCCGTCTTCCAGCAGAAGCTGGCGGACGATGTCGCTGATCCGTCCGGCGAACGTCCGGTTGTACACCTTCTGATGCGACGTGATGCCGACACTCGTGAGATAGAGCTCGACCTGCGTCCCTGTGGCGAGGAAGGTCGGGATGTACTTGTTGATCCGCATCTGCAGCACCTGCGACTGCGGACCGTCAACCCATCCATAGCGCAGCGTGATGTTGTCCTGGAACTGGATCAGCAGGTTCTCGATGCCATCGAACGTCGGATCGAAGAGACTCAGGTGAGCCTCTCCCATGTAGTTCGACTCGATGCGGTGCGAGAGGTTCATGAGCGATCCTGGGATGACACCCGGGTCCTTCGTGCCCGCCACGAACTCGACGAACGGCATGCCTGGGCTCAAGTACGGGCGAGAGAATTGGGCCATGAGTACACCTCATTCGGTGGCGGAGGTGGCCGTGCTCGATCCCTGCTGTAGGAGAGACAGCACGCGCTCCCGCTTGGGAATGCGCAGCCTCGTGCCGGCCGGCAGACCACCGTCCGTCGAGTCGCTGAACTGATCGAGGATGTCGTTCGAGTGCGCGATCACCCACCAGAGGTTGATGTCGCCGTAGAAGCGATAAGCCACGAGGTCGAGGCGGCCGATGTCGGTCTCGGTCGTGACGTACACGTCGTCGGAAGGATCAGGCTCGAACTCCGGAAAGACCACCGAGCCCCACGCGTACGTACCGCTCGGTCGTCCGGTATCCGAATCACGCAGCTGGAAGAGCGGCGTGCCGACGAGATAGCTGTGCGGCTTGAGACGAATCTCCTTGGCCATGGCTCAACTCCGATAGCGTAGGGTGGCACGATCCGAGTCTGCGAGCCCAGTCGAACGTGGAATGAACGTCGCCGGCTTCGGCTTGAGATTGAGAATGAGCTTCTCGCCGAGATCCCACAGAGCACCGACGATCTTCTTGACGTTCTCGTCATCGAATCCGTAATCGCTGAGGCGGGACAGCGGCATGATCGCCTCTGGTTCCCCGCGCTCCGCGACCGGCTTGTTCAGGTACACACCGTTGTTCTTCGGAAGGACGAGAGCGCCGTCGCCGTGACCTTCGATGTGCTCCTGCGTGCGCATCGGCTCCATGTTGCCGATGTCGACACTCGGCTGCTGCTCCTTCCACAACGCGTGCGCGTGCTTTTCCTTCCACTCGCGGTACACATCCGCCATCGCGGCGTTGACGGAGTCCATGTCATCCGCAGTGAGCTCCGAACGAGAACGACCTGCCAAGACGTTCTTGATGAGCTGGTCGTAGCGGATCGGGCCTCCTGGCATCTCGCTGAGTGCCTCGGTGGCTGCCGCCTCGTCGAGCATGTGGGCCCTGGACATGCGCTGATCGTGCTGCTTGCGGAAGGCTTGCTGCTCCCGCTGATCGAGCGCGAAGAGTCCGCCAACTGCAATCGCAGCACCTGCGCCGATACCCACGAGCGCGGCCGCAAGAGGCCCGCCGGCAATGGCTGCCCCGAGCAGGGTGCCAGCCCCGGAGATCCCAGCGCCCGCGAGGAGCGTGGCCAATCCCGTGGTCGCCAGAGGACCGCCTGCAACCGCAATCGAATTCAGTTGAGAGACCGACTCGGAGAGCTTCCGCAGCGCGTCCGCGGTACCCAAGACCATCGGACCCAACGCGGCGACCTCGGAGTTGCTCAGTGCATCTGCGAGCGCCTGTGAGCTGCGCTGGATGGACTGGAACGTGTCCTCCCACCGCTTCTCCATGTAGTCCGTCGGCTTGTCGGCGGCCTCACGCAGCTTCTTGCCGACATCGGTGCCCGCCGTCTCCGCCCGCATGACGATGCGCAGCATCGAGCTCGCATCGATTCCGAGCAGCGAGGCGGCGATCTCCTGGCGTCCGGCCACGTCGATGCGCTTCACATCCGTGCGCAGCGCGTCAACGACCAGCTGCGACAGCTGAATGAACTCACCGCGCTGGATCATCGCGCGCGCTGCCTCGGGGCTGAGTCCAGCCATCGCGAGGATGTTCTTCTTCGGATCCCACTTGAACTGGGACAGCGCGAGCATGATCTCGTTCATCATCTTGTCGGGCGCGCCGAGATCCGACCATTGCGCCGTCGCGGCTTGCAGCTCAGCCACCGCCTTCGTGCGGAACTGCGGCAGCACCTCGAACAGGAGGCTTTCCGATCCGGTCACACCTGCGACGAGCTGCTGCGACGACACGCGGAAGTTCTCAGTCAGACTCTTCATCGTGCTACCCACTGCAGCGAGTGGGCCGGTGAAGCCTGGGAGACGCGTGAGCTCGTAGTTGAACGCGGCTGCCTCTTCGTGGCTGAGGCGCAGCGTCGATTCCATCATCTCCGTTGCAGTCACGAACTCGACGACGCGGTCCTTCTGGACCTTGAACTGCTCCGCGATCTGGAAGAGGTTCGCAGCCTCGATGCCGTTGATGCGCAGGGCTTGCGCAGAGCTGAGGATCTCGTTGTAGAGCTCCTTCGACTTGCCAGCCGCGCGCTCCGACTCCATCGTCACCTGCACGAGTGCGTGCTGGTAGCGGACCGTGTCTCCGATCGCATCACCGATCAGCGCGCCGAGACCTGCCCAACCGAGCGAGCTCGTCGAAGTGAACAGCGCGCCGAGCGGGCCGAGCGAGTTGAGTCCACCGCTGAATACGCCGCCGGTGAACGACTTCCAAGCACCCGAACCCTCCGCCGCCTTCCGCATCTTCCCGCCAGCCTCTTCGGCCCGCTTCCCGAGCTCCTCTTCCGCCGACGCCGCCTCACGCATCGTCTTCGTCAGCGACTTTCCCACCGTCTCCGAGTACTTGGCATCGTTCGCAAAGTCCGTGAACGCCTGATGCCCGGAGTATTCGATCTTGAAGTTCATCTGCAGTTGGTGCGAAAGAGCCATTGGAGCATCCAACGGGAGAGGGTCTTGCAAGCACGGAATTCGTGAGTACACTCATGCGCAAGGAGGGCACGAGGAGTCCGCCATGACGATTTACGACTGGATCGCGCACATCCCCGAAGGCCTGCTGTGGGTCTGGATGTGGCTGATCGCCTGGACGCCGATGCCTGCGTTCGTGCGCGAGTGCGTGGTCCTCGCCTCGATCTACGAGGTCCTCGTGCTGTCGATCCTGACGAACCTGCGGGCCCTGAAGCGGGTCGGATGGACCCTCCTCTTCGGCGCGCTCGTCTTTGCCGTGCTGTAGTTCGGAATCCGCCCAACGCCTGGGGCCACGTTGACTCAGGCGGGGCGATTGGGGCTGGACGACCGGAAGGCCGGAGCGGCGCCGCTCAGCGGCCCTGCGTGGCCCGCTGACGCTGCTGCTCGATGGCTTCCTTCTCGCCCGCGAGGCGCTTGAGCAGACGCTCGACGTGCCATTTCCGCTCTCCTGGACAAAGCCGCTCGACGGACCCGTGATCAAAGCCGCCGATGTAGACGAGCGAGTGCTCGTCCTCAAGGATGCTTTGGTAGATGCCGGGTGGGCTTGGGACGAAAGAACTCTCCCGTCATCGGGACCCCCACATCGTCGTGAACGAACCCGCAGAACTTGCAGGCGATCGCGACCGTCATGGCGAACCCGATGAAGTGGGACTCGACGGCGGAGCGGAACTCGATGGAGTCTGGACCTTCCAGGCGCTCCACGAACTTCAGCGTGTCTGCCTCGAAGGGCAGCTGCTTGCCGTCGACCGTCACGATGTGCCGAGCAAGTCGGTACACGTAAGAGATGTCCCCCAACGTCAGATCGATGCGACCTTGTCGGGAGTTCTTTTCGGTGTAGCTGGCGACCTTCGATTCGTCGGAGCCGCGGAAGTACTTGAGCCCGACGACGCTGCCGGAGACTGGCAGCGTGACCTCGTACGGCTCCCGGAAGTTCTCATCGGCCACCGTCAGCGGAATGTCCTTCAGGAGATCGAGCTCCTGAGTGGCTTGCTGACCGCAGCGCACGCATGAGAACGGGAAGCTGTACTTGTCGCCATAGGAGAGGGAACGGATGTGCATCAGACAGAACATGCGGTCCCCGAGAATCATGTCGCGGGGAGGGAAGTCGCCGCAATCGACACAGCGATCGAACACCATGTCGAGCTTCGACTCGGGCGTGTTGCCAGACCCGGAGAAGATCTTCTCCTCCAAAGTCGTGAGTGCTGCAACGCGGATCTTGCCGTTCGTCTGGCGGATCGCGTCGTTGTACAGCAGGCCACGAGATGGCAGCTGGATCTCGCGAACCAGCTTGCGGCCGGCGAACTTGTCGACGGGCTGAGAGTTGGGGAGCATGGTTTCCTCATGGAGTGCAGAGCTCGTGCTGGGATGTACCCAACACGAGATGTGAGCGAGAAAAAGTGGGGCGAGGGCAGCGATCCCCCAGCAGCAGGAGGAAAGAGTTAGGAGGAGTGATGCTGGAAGTACCACCCCCGCCCCACTGGCATTACTTCAGAACGAGATCAGGTCGGGAGCGCGATGTTCACGCTCAGCTGCGGGACGACGCGCGGAATCGCCTTGTCGACGATCATCGACACGGTGATCTGCACGGTGCCCATAACGTCGGACTGGCTGAGGTCGCCGTAGCTGACTTCGGCCGGCCAGCACCCGATCAGATCCCAGTACCGCTCATGGGTACCATCGGGACCGACGAGCACGACGGTGCCCATCGTCTTGTAGTCCATTGCGAAGCCCATCGCGTCGGTCAGCGGCTGGTACACCTTCTGGCGCCACTTGACGAGCGCGTTGGCGGTACCGACGCTGACGAAGTCCTTCAGCACCAACTGACGCGGGGCGAAGGAGGTCTTGCCTGCGACGTAGCGGACGACGTTCCCGTAGTGCAGCGAGATCACTTCGCTCTTCTCGCTGGGCAGCTGGAACGTCTCGACGGCCAGGGTGATGTTCTCCTGGTCCTTCTGATTGACGAGGAAGAACTCCACCGCGAAGTTGTACTTGCGCTGCGGCTCGAACAGGCCACGAGCCTGTGCGAGGAAGTCTGCAGTAGTCGGAAGTGCCATCGTGATCTCCTATCAGGCCACCGACGACAGCACTTCGCTGAACGAAGCACCGGCGCTGGTGAGCACGAAGTCGAGGTTGATCACTTCCGCGGTCTTCGTCGGCTTCAGCAACAGGATCCCGCGCATCGTGTTCTGATCGCGCAGAAGGTTCGTGTTGGTCGACGCATCACAGATGACCTGGAACTGCTCCAAACCACGACGCGCCTGGATCGAGGCGAGGACAGGATTCACGATGTTCGTGAAGCGCCGCCAAGTCACCGGATCGTTCGGCTCGAATACGAGGAACTCGATCGACTTCGCGATCGTCTTCTCGGCCAGGATCAGCATGCGCCGGACGTTGATGCGATCGAGCGCAGAGGTGATCCGCTGGGCCGTGTGCTGACCCCAGACGACGATGCCGTAGCCGGCCTTCTTGACGATCGGATTCACGATCTCGCCAGGATTGGCGAGCAGCTCGCGCTCTCCGAAGGTCGGGCTGTACTCAATGCGATTCGCCGTCTTGAGGATGCCACGAACGAGCCCAGCCGGAGCGAACCACGGCTCCGCCACCTTGTCCGTCAGCGCCACTACACCAGCGATCCAGCCGGATGGAGGGGTCCACACGTACTGGCCGCTGTAGTTGTCGAAGTACTCAATCCACGGCCAGTAGACGGCGGCGAAGCTGGAGTTGAAGGAGTTGCCGCTGCCGTCCGTGCCGTTGGCCCAGTTGCGGACCGCCGCGACGCTCGTCATGCCCACAGGCGGGTCGATGAGCATCATGCAGTCCTGGCGCAGCTCAGCCATCGCGACGCCTGCCTGCATGACGGTCCGCGAAGCACCAGGAATCGCGAGGATGTTGATCTCCGCGAGGTCCTTGTCTTCGAAGATCTGCAGGCCCGTGCGAGCGACGCTCGTCGCGGTGCCGATGTAGTCGGCATCCGCAAGCCCGGTCGTTCCGTTCGTTCCGCCCGACAGGTTGTAGGTCGTGTTCGCCGGCTTGTTCGAAGCTCCACCCACGGCCAGCGTCAGGTACTGCGAGACGCCGTTGACCCGCGTGGTGAAGTAGTTCGCGTCCGACGAAGACGCCCAGGTCAGATTGTCGAAGGACTCGACCTGCTGACCCTTGAACACGACGATGAGACGGAAGCGCGTGCTGTTGTACGTGGAGTCGAGCGGGTCAGTGATCGTGACCTGCAGGCCATCCACGAACGTACCGCTCGTCGTGTAGTTGCCCCACGTACCAGCCGTCGCGGCCGCCGCCGAGAACACGACCCCTGCATTGGAGTCGAGCACGTTGGCGCTGGACGCGACTGCGGCATTCGAGCCGGACTCGATGCGAACGAACCAGAGCTGGCTGCCCTCGCGCAGGAACTGAATCCCTGCATGCGTCGCGTACGGTACGGCGCCGACGCCCGTCATCGGGGCGCCGAAGGTGCTGACGAACTGCTCTTGATTCGTGACGTACGTTGCCTCGTTCATCGGCCCGCGAGTAGCAGGTCCGACCATGCCGACCACGGAAGACGCGAAGCGAGCCGCGTACTGGCTCAGATCGATCTCACGTGGGTATACGCCCGGAGAGTTAGGCATGAACCATCCTCAGGAATTGTCACTCGCACGATTGTGCGAGGAGAGATGGTTCAGATCGGAATTCGGACTACGCGACGTTCGCCGGCTCTTCAATCTTGAGCCAGCCGCGCGCAACGAGAGACTCGATCTGCACCGATTGGAAGCTATCCGCGGTGACGGTTTGCTTGATGCCCGGAGTCACGAGAACCGGAATCATCTTTCCGTCCAGCTTGAGCTCGATGACGAGAGCTTCGTTCTTGCGAAGATTCACAAGGGTCGCTCTACGCATGTGGAGATCTCCTAGACCCAGCCATCCTCGTTGACCGTCACGGTTCCCAGAGATGGGTACGTGGACGGCGCGGCATCGATTTCAGCCGCCGTGGAGTTGATGGCGTTGTAGGCCTCGACAAGAATCCGATGCACCGTCCTGATGGGGACGGGCGGCATCAGGATCCAGGACTTGACAGTGAGTGTTGCGGTCAGACGTACAGCGCGTTGTTCTCCTTCTGGTTCGAGGATCGTGTTGTCCGTGATGCCGGAGTTAGTCGTGAAGACAATCTTCTTCCCGAAGGGAGGCCAGACGGGGGTGAGGTCGACGAGGAGGTTTCCCTCCGGAGTCGTGTCGGCCTCGAACCACTGCTGGAACGTCTGCGCGGTATCGACCGTGCGTGCCCAGAAGTCGATCTGGTAGTTCATGTCCCACGGCAGTGGCCATTGGACGGTGTAGGCAAGCTCGTTGTCGGCGGAGTTCGAGTTGGCACGGAAGAGGCCGCGGCCCTGGTATCGCACCGGAGAGAAGGTCGACCCAAGTCGTGAGATCGACGCGTACGGATAGGGCATGTTCTTCAGGTGCTCAGCCCGGTCGCCGTACTTCTTCTGCAGCACGTCCTTCAGCTTCGCGAATGCGCGCTCAGGAGTTGCGAAGATGACGTTCAGATCATTCAGGCCGCCAGTCCGCTTGACGAGCGCGACTACCCACTTCCGCACGGCTTGGTCGTACAAATAAATCTGGTTGACGGTCAGATCGACCTCACCATGGACGATGCTCATCGCTTGTGCCCCTTACATGCGCAGCGCGTAAGGCATGCGCCCTTGCACTTGCGGCACTTGCAGATCTTCCTCGTCGATGGGATGTGCCCGAGCGCCGTCTGCACTCCCGCAGGCACGCTCATCGTGGTCGTCGTTTCGAGGAAGAGCCTGCGTGCGAGACTGCGCGTTGATTCCAAGACGGACCTCACTTTCGCGGGACGAAGCTCGCGTCCATGGGCTCGCAGGAGGAGATGATCTCCTTCGCCTTGGCGAGATCCCACCCACAGTCACCGAGATAGGTCATGTAGGCGTTTACGTTGAGGAAGTTGAACTGGCGGATGGACGAGGTCAGGTGCCCCATGAGCATGCTGTTCCTCGCGACCTGCACGTACGCGCGCACCGCAGCCTTGCCGTCGTCGTTCGGGCGCAGCGGCGAGATGATGATCGACCGTCCGCGCAGGCTGAACGGGTTGGGCTGGGGATCACGCTCGAAGTAGTCGCCGATCAGGAGCAGCGACAGGCACTTCGTCGCACGTGCTGCCGACTCGACGACCTCAGGCGGTGAATCCTTGCGCACCTCGGGCAGGTCGACCATGTAGAGGCGCAGCTTCATCGTCGAGAACAGGTTCCACCAGCGATCGACGATGCAGTGGAAGGTGCGCCCGTCTGGCGTCAGCAGGCTCGGCCGATCAGGTGTGCCGGCCTGCACGTCCGCCAGGAAGTTGTTGCAGATGATGTTCACGAGCGAGTCTCCGAGCAGAAATCACTCACGCCGTAGAGGGATGGCTCCCGAGAGGCGTCGTTGGACTTCTGTGATGAATCGTTGCAGCCATGCGGGTCCGCGAATCTCGACGGACTTCTGAGCTGCAACTACCATGGATCGCCAGTGGGGATACGGCGGGATCAGATAGGTCTTGCCACCCACGACGACTTGTCCGCCATACTCAAGCAGGCGGGCGAGGGTCTCGTACTGGTACCCAATCTCACTCATCTGCCGGCCGTCCACTTCGACGGAGAGTCCGGAGGCTGTGCTCGTGTGCGTCACAGTCACGTTGAGCTTGATCAGGTACGCGCGAATCGATTCGAGCAGCTTCTTCGGAGCCTTCTGTTCGAGCAGCCCCTTCTCGCCCTCGAAGAGCCAATCACGTTGACGCTGACTGATGTCCGCACGCACATCGGTCGCGACTTCCTCCACTGCGTGGTGAGCGAAGTCCGCCTTGGCGGCATTGAGAGCCCGAAGGATGTCCTCAGGCGCGCCACCAAGATTCGACTCGAAGGTGACCTTCATGCTCACCTCCCGAAGACGAAGCGGCTGCAGGTGCAGGAGAAGTAGAACGGAATGTTCGTGCCTCCCCAATACCCCGCGTTGGGACGGTGCTGCTCCTTGATCTCGTAGAGGTCGTCATCGAACCTGACGAGCCAGCCGATCATGAACTGCGAGGTCGCAGCCAGTAGGTTCTGATCATCGAGGAGCACGGTGGAGAAGCTGGCGATCACGTCGCGAGGCTCGTTGATCCCCCACCGCATCAGCTTCTGCTGCGAGGGGTTCTGCTCGACCCAGCCGCGCACCTGGAATGGGTGCTCCGTGTCGAAGCGCGGATCGATGGCCTCATTGTTGAGTGAGTCGACGTTCGTGTCCTCGTTCCTGCGTCGGATCAGAGACACGAATGGGTAGTGCCGCTCCCAGGCCTCGCGCTGGAACTGCATCTGCATGCGCAAGTCTGGGAGCTCGATCTGCGAGAGGAGGGCCATTACTCAGCTCCACCGCATGTACAACCCGCGAAACATGAAAGGGAAGGCGAGCTCCTTTCGATAGTCTCGATCCATCCTCCGGAATTCCGGATCACTCATCACTGGGACTATCGGGAGAAGCCACTTCCTATTTGCCCACAACCAATCCACGTGCTCCGTCGTAATCGGAAAAAGTTCTCCGGTAGGAGAAATCCAACCAACACGAGCAATGCCCATGATCAACCTCGCGCCGGAGGTACGACTTCGCCCATCGTGCGGATGTCTTCTTCCGCCGCTGCGAGCTCGGCCTGACCCTGCTGGATCTGCGCTGCGCCGTCCAGCGTCATCGCGCCACTGGGCATCGGCACGGTGCCGGAGAACTTGTTCCGGTTCGTGCCGACCAGAATGCGCGCATTCGCGAGGACGTAGCGGAAGAACCAGTCCTGGTGATGCAGCGGGACCTGCTCCATCGACGCATCGGCGTAGTGCACGTACGTGACCAGCCACTGCGTCGGATCGAGCCAGCCGTCATAGTTCCCGTTCACGAGGTAGAGGATCTTCGTTGAGTTGTCCCAGCGCCAATCGGGATCCGTCCCCGTCACGTAGCGCACGGACTCCAGGTGAGTCCTCCCGAGGACGAACTCATCGAACGGCATCGTGCCGAGGCGGGGGAACTCCCGCCCGAAGTACGGACTGGTGAAGAGTGTGTCTGGCAGCTTGCGTACGAAGGAGACGCGCACGACGCCACGCGAGCCGACGTGCGGCTGTGGGTAGGCGTTCACGCCGGAGATCAGCGTCACGTTGCCGGTCAGCGGCAGCGGGACGTACCGGTTGTACTTGCGCAGCGTCGAGTCGATCAGCTGGTTCAGCTGCTGGTCCGTGAGCTCGACGCTCACCAACGGCGCCCCCATCATCGAGAAGACGTAGTCCTTGATCGACGAGAAGCTGAGCGGAGGAGGCGTCGGGTACTCAAACGTCTCCTCCGCCGGGTACGGATCCAGCGGCACCCCTGCCGACTGCGCGAACCACTTCGCCGTCACGGTTCCGTTGGCGAAGTTCGAAACATCGACGGTGCTGGAGTAGAAGACCCCAGCCGCATCGGTTGCCTGGACGATCGTCGTATTCGCATCCGTGCCGAGCACTCGCGTCACGGTGGCCGAGGATGCCCCCGACTCCCAGACTTCGAGCGTCAGCGTCGTATCGACGGCCACGCCCAAACCCGACGCCTCATCGACGAAGCGATAGTCGAGGGTCAGTGGAAGAGCCAAGAATCACCTCCTGGGCCGCGGGACTGGCTTGTTGCGGATCGTCGGAGTCAGGTCATTCCGGACGACCAGCGACGCGCCGAGGTCCACCGAGGTCATGTCGATGACGTTCACGTCCGCACCGAGGTTCGACGCGACCGCGTTGACCGCCATGAGATCGGCCGAGAGGCCGAGAGTCTGCGCAACGGACACGAAGACCACCGAGGTGATCGTCTGCGTCGTATCCGAGAGGACCGAGATCTCGCTGCTGAGGTTCGAGTACGTCGGGTAGCTGACGATCAGGCTAGAGGCGAGCGGATTGACGACCGCGTCCGCAACCGCCAGATCGGAGGCCAGAGCGACGCCGAACGAATCCACGACGAACATGTTCGCATCGAGCGACGAGATGACGAGGTCATTCGCCACGCTCACCGAGCTCGTCAGATTCTTGAGAACGGTGTCCAGCGAGATGAGTACATCGCTGTCCATCAAAGAAGTCGCAGCGCCGAGTACGAGCAGATCCGCAGACAGATCACTCGTCGCCGCAGCCAGCACCAGCAACGTGGAGCTCAAGCCCAGCGCACGATCGACACCGACACCCATCATCGAGATCAGTGACACCGAGACACCGCCCTGCGCCAGCAGATCGCTGGTGAGGTCGATCGTCAGGTTCTCGCTGGCAAGCACATCTCCGAAGAGTGGGATTGCCGGAGCATCCGTGATCGAGATGTCCGAGCCGAGGTTCGCAGTCGTCTCAATCGACACGTCCGAGGACAGGTCAACCGAGACGGCACCGAGCGCCAGCACGTCCGAGGCGAGCGAGAGCGTCGGACCCAACATGACCAGGGCATCCGACACGAGCAGCGCAAGGCCCGAAGACTGCACCGGCACGTCGCTGTTGACAATGGTGTTCGTGTCGCGCGAGGCGAGCACGTCCGAGCCCAGGTCCGCCGTGACCGCGCCCACGTGCACCGCCATGGTGGACGAGAGCGAGACGATCACGCCATCCTGCGAGATCGGCACATCCGAACTGAGCGGCACGGCCTGACTCAGGAAGAGGACGACCGAGATGTCCGAGGCGAGCCCCAACGACTGGCCCGTGAGCAGGACGCCCACCGAGCTGCCGAGACCCACCGTCTGCTGCGCGAGAGACACGAGGTCCGACGCGAGAGGAACCGTGAACAGGCCAAGCGAGACCACCAAGTCCGACGCGAGATCGATGAAGTACACACTGACAAGAACGTCGGACGCGAGATCCTGAGTCAGAGCTTGAAGGACGCCCACCGTGCTGCCGAGGGACAAGGACGCTGAGGTCTGCACCGGGACCGAGGACGTGAGGTTCGCGACTCCAGATCCATAGACTGATACGTCGGAGAGGAGTGGAACCTTCAGGCCGATTCCAGTTACCACGAGATCAGCTCCTAGAGGCAGTGAGGATCGATCTTGCGTGGCGAGGTCAGACCCCAGGTCAAGATACGCCCCGCTAGGTCCAAGAAGGTTGTTTTGGAGAAGCGGGAGCAGCACGATGGGCAACTCCTACTACGGCTTGAGGGGCTTCAGGGTCGCATGGAAGTCGAAGATGGTGTTCCAGCACTCATTGAATCGCTTCGCCTGCACTTCGGCGCAGCGCAGCCCTTCGTCGACTGGCATCGTGTGCGTCACGGTGAACCCGAAGTTGCAGCTGACTGGGTAGTGATCCAACGCAGTCGCCTTGCGCCAGTCGGCGTTGAGGTAGTAGAGGACATCCCGTGAGATGAACCGGCGATGCGTCGGGTCCTGGAAGGCGCGCGTCGAGGTGCACGCCGGCCAGACGATGAGTGCAGACCCTTCCTTCTTGAGGCAGCGGTACATCTCGTCGAAGAACGTGAAGAGCATGTCGTGGCCGAGGTAGGAAGCTGCGAGCTTCGCGTGCGTACCCATCGCCGTAGCGATCCTCGGCTTGAGCTCAGCCACGCCCTCAGCTGCGTCATCGCCGGAGACCGGCGTCGGCGACAGCATCACCTCAGCGCGAGCGAGGTCGCGCTCTTCGACTTCTCGATTCGGGATGTGCTCGATGAAATGGCTGCAGAAGAACTCGTCGACCGAGTTGTCCGCCCACGGCCACGGGAACTTGAGCACGTCCATTCGGTACGTGACATTCGGTGCATAGAGATCTGCACCCTCGAATCCTTCGCGCGGACTCTGTCCGCAAGCGAGGTCGATCCGGACCACCGACGGCACGACCGCAGTGGGTACAAAGGTCGGCGACTCAGCAGTTTCCATTTCAATACACCGTTCCTGTCTTGGGGTCCAAGTGTCCCACCTTGACGCGACAATCGACTGCAAAGCGCTTCCCGGCCAACTTCGCCGTCTGGCAGAAGTAGAGGTCCTGGGTGAACGCCATGGCTCCCTTGCCTGGGACCACGTCAGCGACTGTCACGAACCAAGGAGCTGGGAGGGACTTGAACAGATCCATGCGCCACAGGGTGCAGCCACAAGCCACACCGTTGACTTCGACGAGATGACCATTCGCAACGGCAGAGCGAACGTCGACCGGAGCAAAGTCGAGCACTCCAGTCTTGGCGTACTGGGCTGGGTTCCCGTACGCCATCGGCATATTCAAGTCACCCTTCGTGAAGTACAGACCCGCGACAGCATCGACCTTGCTGTACTCAATCGATTCCAGCAGGCGGATGTGCGCGTCCGGAGGAGGAGTGTTGTCGTCCTCCAGCGTGAGGATGTACTTGAACGCGCGCAACTCAGGAGTAGCCAGAATGTTCTTGATCGTATTGTCGTACGCCTTGCCGACCTCATCTCCGACCGCGAAGAGGAAGGCCCTCTTCTGGTTCATCGGAGAGATGAGGCTCTGCCACGCACTGACGACCTTGTGGTGGATCGTGCCGAGGGTCGGCACGATGATCACCGTCGATGCGTCCTGATACGTAGATCCAGGCAAGATCTTGACCCGCTCATACCCGAGCGGATTGAGTAGCTCCGCTGCCTCTGTGACAGTCGTCACAAGGTCCTCCATAAGTGGTGACCACCAGGGCCCGCGCGGGATGCTGGTGATACACGAAGAAGATCAGAACGCGGTGACAGATGCGTTGTTTCCTACCATGTACATCCGAGGCACGAAGCCTGCATTGGCGTTGGCCTTGTTGAGCTCGTTGTTCGAGATGCTCACGGGAAGCGCGGCTGTCGTGACTGTGTAGATGCCATAGAACGGCGCGTACCCGACCGACGTGGCTGCCTGAGACACACCGAACGTGCCAGACGCCTGGGCCGATAGATACTTGAATTGCCCGATCGCGCTTGCAGTCTGCCCGACCGTTCCACCCGCACTCGACCAGAGCCACGCGATGTAATATCGACTACCCTGGACGAAGACAGGCTCGGAGCTCCACTGCGATGAGTGGACCGTGAAGAACTTCGCCCCGAATTCCAGGCTGGAGTTGTTCGCGCCCGCGCCCGTACTCCATGCCGTAGAGAACGAGTTGATGAGGCTGAGCGAGGAGGCGTTACGCGTGTAGATCCCGATGAGGTACTTCGAGGTATGCGCGACCGACATGGTGGCCGTCGACCCCGAGATCGAGAACATGATCATGTTCGTCGATACACTCAGGTTGAACGGGAACAGATCGTCATGCATCGGCGCAACGAAGAGGGACCGATGCGAGCCGGTGTATTGGAAGCCAGTCAGCTGAGTCGCAGCATTCCCGCCGGCATACGCATTGTCCCAGACATCCCCCGTCAGGTTTCCCTGAGATGCGGTCACCGTCGATCCGGCCATCCCGAACGAGAAGTTGTTCGAGTTAGAGAAGACGATCGTACCGTTCGAGGCTGATGCCCCGGCCCCGCTGATTGCAACGACAGGAGCATCAACCTGGAGGGCACTGCCGCTATACCCAACGGTGACCGCGTTCTTTCCACTCACCGACAACACGCTGGCATTGAGTACCGTCGAGGAGTTCTGGGCGGTGTTTCCCAATGCGTAGAGCGAGATGTCCTGGTTGCTCGCGGAGAAGCTCGCCGTGACACGGCTCGACCCCGACATCCCGAACGTGAAGTTGTTCGAGTTCGAGAAGACGAGTGTTCCGGTACTCACACTCTGCGTCCCGACGGAGAGACCGAATGGGGTCTCTGATGCCGAGGCTGTGATCGTCCTAGAACCAACGAACCCGAAGGTCATATTGTTCGAGTTCGAAAAGACGACAGTGCCAGTTGATACCGATTGCCCCCCAGCTGAGACACCGAACGGGGTCTCCGGCAACGTGGAGATGGAGGCGGTGAGTACTGACCCGTTTGAGACGCCGAAGCTGACAGAGTTAGAGTCACTCCACAGCCAGTTATCCTGGGACATCGACATGCAGATGATCCCTTAGAAAGAGCTCGCCCCGGTGTTGTTCACCATGACGACGTGCGGAGTGAACAAGGCGCTCGCCAGCTGCTTGTTGATCTCGCTATTCGCGATCGCAGCAGGGAAACCAGCAGTGGTCGTGCTGTACATTCCGTAGAATGGAGCCATTCCTTGGTGCGATGCGCTGTCCGATTGCCCGACTCCAATCGTGCCCATGCGAGACCCAGTCGAGTACGCATAGTGCCCGAACACTCCGATGTTCGTGTTCGAGTTAGAGGACGACGACCAGATGAGAGCTCCGTGATAGCGACTGCCCATTGAGAAGACAGGAGAGCTGCTCCACTGAGAGCTGTGGAACGAGAGGAAGCGTTGGCCTGCGAACAGCGAGGAGTTGTTCGTCGCTGGAGACGCAAATCCATACGACACTGAGGCGGAGTTCAGCAGACTAAGGCTGTCTGCTGTGCTGGTGTACACAGCGAAGAAGAAGCTCGACGAGAACTGCCGAGACAGCACCTGCGTGTTCGCCGTGATCGACATGTTCAGGAACATCGTGTTCGCGGTCATGTCGAACGGGAAGGCGAAGTCATGTCCATCCAGCGGGAAGAGGCGCATCGAGCCAGCATCATCCGTGAGCTGATGCGTCGCGAAAGGAGAGGTCTGCCCCCCGGCTACGGCGTTGTCCCACATGTCTCCAGTGAGACGGGACATGGATGCCGTGATCCGAGAGGACCCCGACATACCGAAGCTGACACCGTTGGCGTTCGAGAAGATGAGAGTACCTGTCGATACTGACTGAGTACCCGCGGAGATCCCGAACGGAGTCTCCGAGGCCGATCCTGTGATCGTCGACCCACTCAATCCGAACGACAGGTTGTTGCTGTTCGACAGCACGAACGCTGACAGGTTGTTGGAGGTCGTACCGGCAGACAGATTGACCGCGGTCAGGCTGGTGGCGACAGTGGCAGTTGCCGTGATCGTGGAGCCGTTGAGGCCAAACGACACGTTGTTGCTGTTCGAGAGGACGAATGCCGACAGATTGTTCGAGGTGGTACCCGCCGACAGATTGACCGCAGTCAGACTCGTGGCAACCGAAGCCGTCAGAGTCGAGGCGTCGAGACCGAAGCTGACTCCATTCCCATTCGCGAACGTCACCGCTGACAGGTTGTTGGAGGTCGTACCTGCTGAGAAGTTGACGTTCGTAAGGCTGGTAGCAACAGTCGCCGTCGCTGTGATCGTGGACCCGTTGAGGCCGAAGCTGACGTTGTTCGAGTTGCTGAGTACAAACGCAGACAGATTGTTCGAGGTGGTTCCTGCGGACAGCAGGATGTTCGTCAAACTGGTCGCGATGGATGCCGTAATCGTCGAGGCGTCGAGACCGAAGCTGACTCCATTCCCATTCGCGAACGTCACCGCTGACAGGTTGTTGGAGGTCGTACCTGCTGAGAGATTGACATGGACCGAGGCCGTGATCCGGCTCGATCCAGACATCCCGAAGGTGACGTTGTTCGAGTTCGAGAGCACGAGCGTTCCCGTGCTCACCGACTGAGTACCCGCCGAGATCCCGAACGGAGTCTCAGCCGCATAGGACGCCGAGGCGGTCAGCGTCGAACCGTTGAGCCCGAAGCTCACGTTGTTCGAGTTCGAGAACGTCAGTGCCGAGAGGTTGTTCGACGTGGTGCCGGCCGACAGATTGATCTGCGCCGACGCCGTGATCACCGAGGCGCTGAGCCCGAAGCTGACGTTGTTCGAATTCGACAGCGTGAACCTGGACAGCCCCGCATCCGTCGTACCCGCAGCGATCGAGATGCGAGCCGACCCGGTGATCGTCGAACCGTTGAGCCCGAAGCTCACGTTGTTCGAGTTCGAGAGGACGAACTGTGAGAGGTTGTTGGAGGTGGTTCCTGCGGACAGCAGGATGTTCGTAAGGCTGGTAGCAACCGTGACCGACGCCGTCACCGTCGACCCGTTGAGGCCGAAGCTGACGTTGTTGCTGTTCGAGAGAACAACGGCCGTCAGGTTGTTCGAGGTCGTGCCTGCCGAGACGTTGACGCTTGCCGCTCCTGCGGGCGCCACCGACGCCGTGAGCGTCGAGCCGCTGAGTCCGAAGCTGACGCCATTGCCGTCCGCGAACGTAAGCGCCGAGAGGTTGTTCGACAGCGTGCCGGCGGACACCTTGATGTTCGTAAGGCTGGTAGCAACCGTGGCCGAGGCCGTGATCGTCGAGCCAGACATCCCGAACGACACGTTGTTCGAGTTGCTCCAGATAGCCGTGCCGGTGTTGACCGAGCTTCCGTTCGCGGAGATCGCGACGCCTGACGCACCACCACCCACCGCGTTGAAGGACGCCGTGATCGTGTTGCCGGCCATACCGAACGTGACGCTGTTCGCGTTGGCGAAGACGACCGTTCCGGTACTCACCATGCGAGTACCGGCCGAGATGCCGTTCAGGTTGCCGGTCGCCGTGGCGCCGCTGGGGATGCTGGCGGTGAGTGTGGATCCGCTGATCCCAAACGACACATTGTTGCTGTTCGAGATGACCAGCTGCGGACCCAGTGCGTTCGTCGTTCCTGCCGAGACGGAACCGATGGCGATGGAGGAGTACGGCATTAGGTGGTGAACTCCGTCATCACAGCCGCACCCGTCGCCGAGGCCCACGTCGCGTACACATCACCCGTGTAGTGGAACGGGAGTTCGTAGGGGCCCGTGTTCGGGAGCATCTTGAGTGTGAAGAGGGACGTGCTCGCAGACGCGGCGCAGGCCACGTAGGCGATGGCATCGGAGTCGTTGAAGATGGAGGCTCCGAGCCGGTTCGCGTTCGATGCGAGGATCAGGGTCGAGGCGGCCGCCGCATTCACGCGGGTGATCGTTCCGGTTCCGGAGGGGCGTGCCTTCGTCGGCAGCGGACTCGTATCCGACACGTCCGTCGCCGAACCATCCGCGCCATACTCCATCTTCACGCGCTGGTGCTTGACGCCGCCGATGTCATCAGCAGCGAAGGTATCACCTCCACCAATCGTGGTTCCATTGACGGTTGAGTTGTCAGACACAGAGGACCTCCCAGGTCGTCACCCAGGAGCGCTACTCCGCGGCGATGACGAGATGGCTGTTGTTTTCCCACCAGCGATTGAACGCGTACTTGAAGCCCTCCGGCTGTGGTCCCTCGAACTGTTGTTCGAATTGGAACAGTCGCGTCTTGCTCTCTGACGTACCCACCAGATCCTTCAGGAGGAGTTGCCGGAGGGGGCTGCAGTAGTACCAGCTCTGCTCAGTGAGTTGGCCATCTCGGAATCGGTCGTAACCAAGGATGTACCCACCGATGATGTCCGGCGCGCCCATCTTCTTGATCACGTTCCGCCAGATGCGGAAGACCGTCTCGGGTGGTACGTCCAGGTGGAAGGACCTCTGTCCGGGAACCACGGAAACCCACTCAATGCGGCGGGCGGGACGCAAGAAGTCGATCTTCTGCTCCACGCCCGCCGCATCAAGCTGATTGAGTACAAAGCCATCCGCATAGTAGATGCGGTACACGAACCGGAACTTCGACTGGATGATGTATCGAGCCTGGGCCTCGGTTGCCTGCTGGGTCTGCCCCAACTGAGCAGCCACATCCGAGGTTGCACGAGCAGTAGGCGCCGGAACTACAACGTCTGCGTCGATCGGCTCCATAGCACCCTCCTTCGAATGAAGAACCGGAGACCTAGGAAGCGGCCCTGATGGGCAAGGGCCTAGATCTCGTTGTATTGGAGCTGGAAATTCGTGCTCGGGCTCGTCAGAACGCCAGCGGACACCGCGGAGGTGATCTGCGTGCCGAGCAGCAGGTTGTCACCAGGAGCGCCCGTTCCGGTCGGCGTGCCGAAGTTCGACCACGCGTAGGCCGTGTTGGCCGTGAGCGCAGTGTAGGTCGCCCACACACCAGCATCGATCTGCACGGGGGTCGCGTAGCTGCCGAGCGCGCGCCACTTGTACGACATGTTCACGCCCGTAGGGAACGTGCCATTGACGTAGAGAGCGCCGTTGCTCAGCTGGTTCGACGGGGCCACCGTGACATCGACGCGCAACACCTTCTCGAACGAGTAGTCGAAGGAGCCACCGCTCGGCTTGACGAGCGGGTTGTTGAGGTCGATGGTGTTGTTGTTCGCCTTCTTGAAGCGGACCTGGGTGACCGTGCTCCAAGACGGGGTGGTAGCTTGCGTCGAGATTTCCCAGACGACAGTTGCCGCCATGAATCAGGACTCCTTGGCCGGTGCAGCCTCCTTGAGCTTGAGCTGCACCACAGTGAAGTTCGGTCCGAACTCGGGGACGTAGTTCGCATGGTCCGAGGACGGCACACCCGCTGCACCGAGGATGGACGACTTCATGTCCTCAAGTGCCTGGAATGCCATCGTCGTGCGCGTCTGCACGACAACCTGCTGATCCGAGAGAGATCGGATCTCAGAATCGAGAGCCCGGCCCTTCCGTTGCATCTCGATCTGAAGAGTGGCGAGGTCCTCCTTGAGAACCTGCACCCGTTCGAGTACACGCTTGTTCTCGCGGTCGAGATAGTGAGCCTCGATCGCGACGCGTTCGATCCGCGCCTTGTCTGCGCCCTCCAGCCGCACCGCCTTTGGAGGCAGAGGAGCCGTTGGCAGAACACGCACGGTGGCATCAATGGTCTCCATGGTCAGGAGGCCCATGCCTTGAGCTGCGCGACGACATCCTCGATCGTCGCTTCCTTCTTGACCGGGACACCGAGGAACTTGGCGATCTTCTTCAGCTTCTTCGCGTCCTGGTAGTCGCCGATGATCTGCTCATCAGACGCCTTGCCGAAGTACGTCCGCCACGACTCCTCCGTGCGGCCCTCGTAGATCTCCAGCGCACCGCGCGAAGTCTCGGCGATCTTCTCCTCAGCCCGATCCGCTGGCAGGCGGAGCAGTCCGAGAGGATCGAGCACCTTGTTGCGTGGCGCCTCGAAGCCCTCACCTGCGAAGATGATCGAGCGGTTGCTCGTTCCATACGGAGGCTGGGCACACTGAGCGAAGCAGCGTCCGATCACGTAGTGCCCAGGCGGGACCGTCACCGACCCCTTCGGGTGCGGGACGTTGCATGGGTACTTCCGTGGGTTGAACCAGAGAGGCTGCTTCGTCGTGGAACGGACCTTTTCCGTGGACATGGACAACGTGCTCCATTCCCAAGTGCATGAGCCACGCGGGCATTAGCACTCGGTAAGAAAAGGCCCGGGTGGATGGGGCGAACTCCTCGCCACCCACCCGGGCCGGATGATCTCACTCAGACCAAACCTCGACGTGCTACTCAGACTTGAGCCGCAGAACGTCGAGGACGGACTCTTTCCGCATGCGCTCTATCTTTGACCCAGTAACCAGCAGGATCTTGATGCCGCGCTCACGAATGCGGTGCAAGATGGGTACCAGTCTAGACCTGCCGATCTTCCACGTGTACCACGACTTCACCTCCAAGTACCGATCGTACTCAGGGAGATAGAAGTCTGGTGTGTAGTTCCACGAACGGCTGCCAACCCTGCCGCGGAACGTCTTCGACTCGTACGTGAACTTGATCCTGGCCTTTCGCAGCTGCCGCGCAAGAGCCACCTCGTACGCCGAGCGCATCTGGATGCCGAGGAATCGGCACTTCGAGGCGACCGCGGGACGAAGCAGACTGGTCGTGTGATACGTACCAGCACAAGCGTGCGAGCAGAACCTCGCCCCGCTGTGACTACCACGGCGCTTCTTGCAGCTAAGGCAGAGTGGCTTATGGGTACGCCACTTCTTTTTGTCTCCGCGATCCCACTGCCATCTCGTCGCGCACGTGAGAGAGCAGAACTTGAGCTTGTGCGAAGTGTCGTAGCGCAGTTTGGCGCGGCAGCGGATGCAACGCTTCACTGGAACTGCCTCACGCGCAGCACGACGCCAGTTAAGCGCCGCGCAGCTACGTCCACAGAATTCCTTGCGGTACTTCGCCTTCCACGCGCGGCCGCACTCTCGACAGAGACCACGCACAAACGGACCAGCGCGCTTCGGGTTGGCGATCTTCCAAGAGCGAGCACAGGAATGCCCGCAGAAGAAGTTGGCGCTGGCGCGGATCGGCTTGGACTTACAGAACAAGCACCTGAGCACGATGACCCTCCCGCGACCACCACCAGGGTAGGCAGCAGCCACGGGAGGTCAAGATGTGTGCGGAAAGAGACCTGACAGATCGTCACACGTTCAGGATCTGCCCCGTCGCGAACATGTTCGAGTTCGTGCTCTTCACACCGAACTGCGTCATGGCACCCTTGCGGCCCATGAAGTCGTCGAGGTAGATCGTCTGCGTGGTGACCAGCGGAATGTACGGCGCGTACACATACCCGCTGTCGAGGAAGCTCTCACCGCGGTAGCCGGTCAGCCACCGATCGGACGGGAAGAACGGATCCTCGATGATGACCCAGCGGTTCTGCAGCATGCCGATCTTGCGCGCGCCCGTTGCCGAGCTCGCACGGAGACCGTCCGCATCCGCCTTGAACATCGGCAGCGATTCGATGACGTTGCAGATGTCCGTGCCGCAGAGCACCCAGTTCGTCTTGGCGCGCTTCGTCGCGCGGTAGACCTGCGTCGAGTTCTGGATGAGTGCGTCGATCAGAGTGAGCTTGTGCTCCGCGTACGGAACACCAGCCGGAGCAGCCTTGTCCCACTGGACGGAGCCCGCGTTGGCGAACGCGTAGATGTCGTTTACGATGCGACGGTCGATCGAGGCCTTGATGACCTCGGCGAGCACGCCGACCAGCTCCGACTCCGCGTTGATGCCGTGGAGCTTCTCCAGGTTCTGCGCCGCTTCCATCGACCACCGAGCACGGAGCTTGCGAACCTCCGCCTGGATCGTCGCAGCCGTGAGCTGCAGGTCGATCGCGGGAACGTCATCGTTGGCCTCCGTGTCGTAGTCGTACGACACCGTGAGACCGTTGGCCGAGATCGTCTTGCCGGACGCAGGCGTGAACGTGAAGATGCCCGTGCCATAGACGACCGTACCCGTCGCGACGTAGGTCGTCGCCGACAGGATCAGGGTGCCGTTGCCATCATCGTAGAACGTCGTGGAACCCGGCGTCTCTTCGAGAATGGTGCCCGAGATCGAACCAGGACGCAGCGGCGTGTGCGCGACCCCGATCGCCTTCGCGACGTTGATCGTGCCGATGGTGCTGGTTGGGTTCTCAGACGGAACGGTGCCCGAGGGGTAGAACTCGTCGTTGATCGGACCGGTGCGCGCATCGAAGTACGCGGTGCCGGTCGCAGTCGAACCCTTCGTCGTGCCGACGAGGTAGTCGAGGTAGAACACCATCGACGACGGACCCTGCATCGGCTGAACCGAGCAGATCTCGTTGGCCACGCTTGTTGTTAACGTCTCGGCTCTTTATCCGAGACTGCTGCAGGTTTCCCTGCAGAACAGACTATATCATCACTACGTGTACGTAGTGTCTGGAGCTCGTGCCAGTTTCACCTGAGTGCTGATCGAATTCTTCGAATCACGGATTGGATGTCACTTGTCACTTGCTCATTTGAGATGCGCAATACTCGCCAACCTAACTTCCGCTGGATGTTCTCCGGGGTACAGCCCTCTCTGGCTGCGATTTGTGCCGTAGTCATCCCGAGCACGTTGTACAAGTGACTGTACTTCTTGCCATCGACCGCACGATCCCGCCGCAACCGCGCAGCGAACGCTCGCTGGTGGCCTCGACGAATAGCGGTCTTCCAATCCACAGGTTACTCCTGGTAGTCGTTGAACCTTCACCCGGTCGCCCGGGAGCTTGGATGCTGATTTCCCATTGTACCATCTCCACGCTTTTCAACCAGTCGCGCTCGCCGTTACCAGCCACGCTGTTGGGGTGGAGCTTTAGGGGGTTCCAGCAGTTCACCAGATTTTACGAATCCCGTTTTGTGTACAAGATTCGGGTACACCGCCCGGATGATCGGGAACATGGACAGACATCCGGTCTGTGTACCTAGTTCGCCTTCCCGATTACGAAGCGAACTTGTCGAAGCCACCAATGTTGAGGATCTTGGTGGTTTCCTGCAGCGACTTATCCCGGAAGGTCACCTGCGGACGAACGGTCCGGAGGTGGTCTTCCTGGTTCTGCAGGAGCAAGCCCATGTAGGACTTGTCGACGCCGTCGAGTCCTTCGGTCAGCTCTGGCCAGTTGTCGGCCAGTCGCTCACCGATGCTCATCAGCTGATCCCGGCCGCGCTTGACCTTCTCTTCGGTCAGTACAGCAGCGCCCATATGTCATGACTCCAGTGTGTAGTTGCGGCTTACTTCATGCCGCGACGAGCGAGAGTGCGACGCAGCCCTTCCATGAGGGGCGTCGAGCGGCGAACAGGAGCCTCGGAGGGCGAACCCTCCGTGATGTCCTTGGCCGCATCGGAGACTGGACCGGCCCCACCCGTGGCTGGGAGGTCCGACTCGAAGGCAGGCTCACCTTCAGCAGGCGCCTTGTCCTTCGATTCCGTCGTGAGCTTCGCGACAGCCGAAGCTGCCGTCTCAGACACGAGGCGTCCCTGCTTGCACTTCGGGCAGGGGGCCATCTTCTTCGCAGACTCCGTCTTCTGGCCACACTTGGAGCAGACCAGGGCTGGAGTAGTGGACTTCCCGGGAGTGGTTGGCTTCGCCGCATCCGCCGAGGCGGGCGCAGTCTCGGCCTTCTTCTCATCGTCGCCGGTGAGTGCCTGATTGATCAGGTCGATCTGACTCGTCAGCTCGACCATGCTCTTGGCCTCCTTCAGCTTCGACTCGAAACGCTTGAGCTTGGGGTTGGCCGCGAAGGCCTCGCCAAGCCGACGCAGCAGCTTCGCCTTGTCGTTCTGGACGATGATCTGTTCGAGGACCGTTGCCTCCCGGCGCCGAGCCTCCTGAACGGATTCGCACTTCGTCTGCAGGTCGGCAATCGCCTCTGCTGCGACCTTGCTCTCGTTCACGAGAGCCTCGCACATTGCACGAGCCGCGTTGTAGGTCACCGCCGGAACCGAATCCGGGGCGGCCATGTGCTGCTCGGCCATCTCACGCCAGAAGTTCTCACGCCGCGCAGCTTCGGCAAGAAGCCCCACGATGTCAGAACTGCCGGACATGTTGATCTTGTTGTCGACGACGGATGGAGAACCCGTCGTCCCAGTCGTCACCGTCGTCGCCATCGCGACGCGCTGGTCGAAGGTCTTCGACGACTCCTGGTACTTCTTCAGGCGCGCTTCGAGGACTGCGCCACGCGCACGCTGGACGACATCGAGGGCAGTCAGTGCCACCTCCTTGAGGTCCGGCTGCTGATTCGCCAGAGTCTGGATGTTGGCTTCTGCAGCCACCAGATCGCTGGCGTTCTTGTCGAGGGTCGGAAGGTCGGCCTTCTGAAGGTTCTCCAAGATCTCGTGCGCAGCGACCTGCAGCTTCAAGATCTCGTTCTTCTTGTCTGCCATCGAAGACTCCGTGCGATACGGGCCGGGGATGCATTGCTTCAGAGACTCGGCGAGTCCTGGGTATGCACCGGGCGCGCTCGGGGAATTGACGAAATCGAACGTCTCCCAGCGGTACGTATCCGCCTCGACGATCTCGACGCCGTCTCGGTAGACGGAGGAGCCGCGACCACGAGACGAAATGCCCACCGGGATCTTCTTGCGGAAGAGTTCCTGCAAGACCTTCCCCGATGGCGTATCGAGCAACTCAGCCTCGCCAACCACCTCATCACCATTCATCTTGAGTCCGGTGATGACATGGCTGACGCGCATCAGGTGAGTATTTCCGTCGGCTGGATGCTCACACTCACCCTTGACCATTCGTGCGGCAATGGACTGCTGCACGTCCGGATCGTTGACGACCTTCTCCCACAACATGCGTGGGTACTTGCGCTTGTTCCCGTTGACCACTTCGCAGATCTGGAAGCGGCCGCGGATGCGCATCACTCCGTCAGAGTCCTGAACCACCTCGAAGAGGATGGGATCCATTCGCTCGATGAGCAGCTTCAGCTGAGCGGTCGCCGTCATGGCTTGCCATCCTTCTGCTTGTCCTTGCCTTCGCGTCGGCAATGGCTGCAGTACCCAGGAGCGGAGGTCAGGAGCTTCTTTCGCTTGCACCCCAGACACCAGTTGTCTGGCTGGGTCCGCTTCGCCTCCGATCGCGTATCGGTCGCTTGCGAGTTAGCGGCGGCAGCTTCACGTGGACTCGTTGCGCTCCGCTGTGGCTGTGCCGCTTGCGGTTGCTGCGGTGCGGTCGAGCGCGAGAACTGAGCTCCGCAGTTGCGGCAGCGATAGTGACGACGGGTACCCAAATCACCGAGCTTGCCGAGCTGGCCGCCGCACGCAGAGCAGCTGCGGCCCGCATCCTCGTCGTCGAGGTCATCAGTCGACTCGGACTTCTTGCCCACGACGAACTTCATCTTCATCCCGGCCTTCGCCATCGCGCCGAGAGCCTTGCCCTGGAAGTCAGCCTGACACGATGGGCAGAGGTGACGACCTGCATCGTCGGGCCAGTCCGTATCCTTGCCGCACTTGCTGCACGGCTTCTTGGTGGACTCGCCCTTCCACTCCTCGCCTTCATGATCTGCAGCGAGGCGACGACGATCCTTCAAGCGGGAGGCAGGGCGACGATCATGAATTTCGGTGCCGCAGTCTTGGCACTTCCATCCAGGTGACGCAGGAGCACGTGCGCCCTTTGGCAGGTACTTACCAGTACCACGAATTGCAGAGCGTGCTGGATGATGACGCCCGAGATCTGGCTCGTACTGCATCATCGACTTGCAGCCGCTGCCAGACGGGCACTTCGGATTGATGGCCTCGGACTTCACACGAGGGAAGTTCGCAGGGAAGCGCTTCTTCGCCTTCGGCTTTTCCTCGCCGCGATTCGGCGTGTCCGTCGGCAGACTCTTCTCGCAGTCGGTGCAAGCAGTCCCGAACGGCTTGAAGCGCGGATTGAAGATCTGGAACTGGACGCCCGCTCCGCTCTTGCCGCAGTACTTGCAGGAAGGAAAGGCCTCGTTCTTCGGTGGCCCTGCGTTCATCTTCTTGCACTTGGGGCAGTACTGACCGGAGAACTTGCCCGACTGGCGCGTGCCGTCGTCGTGCTTGTAGTCCTTCGACTGCATCTTCGTGCCGCACGCCTTGCAGCGGTTGGCATTGTAGGCTGCATATCGAGGACTGAACGGCACGGACTCAGCCTTGTGACCACACTTGCCACACGTACCGCTCGTTGGCTCCCACGCATTGCGCGAGGACCCACCCGACTCATTTCCACACTTCGGGCACGAACGGCTCGTGGACTTCGGCTTCTTGCTCTTGACGTAGTCCGCGTAGGTCTTCGACCTCCAGACTGGATGCGTCTTGTCCTGGAACTTCTCAGCGACCGTCGTGGCCTCGGACTTCTTCTTGTCCGAGTTCTTCCACTCATCACTGTCGGTGTCTGGATCGATGTCGCCGCACGTGACGCACCGCCAGCCCGGCTGCTTGCCGTGCGTGAAGTGCTTCAGGTCGGCCTGATACTTCATCGGCCCTTCGCAGGTCCCCGATGAGCACTCCTTGTCTGGCTTGGAGGCTCCTTCGCGAAAGGGCCGCCGGTCTTCGCCGTGACCTCCTTCCGTCTTCGAGTCGTTCTTCGGAATGTCCGAGCCGTAGTACTGCATGTACATCTGCAGCTGCTCAGCGTGACTCGGGAGGATGTTGAGAGCCGAGGCGACCGCGTCGATCGTCTTGCCCGACTGAAACATCGCGACCGCTTCGAAGCACTGGTCGACGCTGAGGCCGGTGAGCCCGATCAGATTTCCGAGCAGAACCGGCTGAACCATCGGAGCATCAGCCATCGTGGATTCCTTCTTGAGTGCCTTGTTCGGCACCTTGGTGTTGGGCTTCTTGGGCGTCTCCTCGTCTTCCGCCGCTCGTTGCATGAGCTGCTTCAGTGCCGAGGTATTCGCCGTCCGAGAAGAATCCGCCGCGGGTGGAGTGACCTGACCCGGTCGCGCCCCGGGCTGCATTCCTGGCTGCACGGCCTGCTGCGGATCAGGCTTGTGCAGGATGGAGCTCCGTGGCATGCCACCCTTACGCACGAGCATGGGTCCACCTGGAGTCGATCCAGGCTGCTGCGGCAGCGTCGGAGCTGTCGCCTCACCACGCTGACGCGCAAGGAAGGCCTCACGGTTCTTCGCCTGCAGAGCCTTGAGGTTCTGCAGGTAACGCTGGACCCGATCAGTCGCCTTCGCTGGCCAACCACCCGCGACAGCATTGCCGCGAACGGTTCGGAGCGGATTCGTCTTCGGATCCCCAGGACGCATGTGGAACGCGTTGAAATACTGCGAGTCGGGCCAGTTGCCGCGGTAGCCCTTGCGCTGACGGATGTACTGCTGCAGATATCGCAGAGCGGCGCCACGATTCCGAGTCTTCGCGAGGTCGAGGAACTTGGTGTACGCGTAGGGGTCTACCGGAAACCAGTAGTCCTTCGGGTGCTTCGTCCCAAGACGCAGCGTCAGCTCACCCGTTCGGGTGGGCCGTGCTTGAGAGACCGTCAGCTTGTTCAGCTGCAACCAGTTCGGGCGGTCCCCTAGCTTTTCGAAGAGCGGAAGGTTGTCCTCCTGTGCGATGAGCTCAGCGAGTACTTCCTCCGTCAGCAGCTCAGGGGAGCCGCCCGAATTCATCAGACCGCCACGCGCGTCGGACCCGACAGACGCGCCGAGACCACGACCGCACCCGCATCCGAGGTCACCGCACGCGCACGGATGCGCGCGTAGGACTCGTGACCGAACACGAACAGCGCTTCCCACTGGAAGTCGTCCGCGCTCGCATCGAGCGTCTGGTCATACTCGTGGTCGACGTAATAGGTCGTGCCGCCGTCCGGAGAGAACTCCGTGAACAGTGTGGTCACGTTCGAGCCGGCCAGGGTGAAGTCGTTCTTGAAGGTGACACCCACCGTGCGGTGAACCTTCGGGCTGCCAGTCGTCTGATTCGAGAGGTCGATCGTCGAGCTCGCGAGACCACCGCCCGGAGGCGAGGAGGCATTCGAGAGGGTCGAGGCGATCGACGCGACGCTCAGTACCGTCTGGAATGCACCCAGAGCTGGATTCGTTGCCATCGTTGGAAGCTCCTCAGCTCACCAGAGCCGGCTTGTTGACGCGGTTGAACTGCGCCTTGGTCACGACCGTGCCGGCAGTGTCCGTGCCCGATCCGGTGACCGACACGCGGAAGAGACGATCGAAGCGCCCGCAGCGGACCACGTTGCGCCAGTTGTCGCTCGTGGTCAGCGTGCTGCGCGTGTGCAGCGGGATCTCTCGGTAGGTCGTACCACCATCGTCGCTCACCTCGACCTTGAAGGTCGTGATGTTTGCCGTGGTGTGGACGTGGCTCGTGTAGAGCGCGAGGTACTCTGCACCGTAGCTGTGGAGCACGGTCGAGGTCTGCGCCGAACCAGTCAGGGTGATGTTGAGAATCGTGCTGAGCCTGCCCAGGCCCTCATTGGCCATTGCCGTTGCTCCTTGGGTTCACGTAGTAGGACGGGCGATTGAAGCCGAACTGCTGATCAAACGGGCTGACGACGATCGACGGATCGAATGGCAGCCTCTGACCCACGACGCAATCCATGATTGAATCGATCTCGTAGGTCGTCTCGGTCATGATGTCTTGATCGGCTGGGACCGAGAACGCCTGCGTGGTCAGATCACAATCAACGATGCGAACATTGTGTACAGCATCGAGCACCCTGTGCGCGTCGCGGAAGCCAGCATCGGCCATCCACTTCGCAGCTTCGAGGAAGCTCATCTGATACGAACCGTCGAGCAGATGCAGTTCGACTTCCGTCGCGCCGACCGCCCTACGAATCTGGAAGTGGTCGAATCCCTTCGTGGGTGGACGGATGCGGTAGTCCATCAGGACTCCTCGTCTTCGGGCTCCTCGATGTCGACCTCGGCAGGTCCAGCGGAGACCGAGCCGTCGTCTTCGTCAGGAGGGAAGCCTTCATCGCCGTCCGGCTCGGGCTCAGGCTCGCCCTCGTCACCGAACTCGTCCTCCATGCCGCCCGGCTCAGGACCGAAGCCCTGATCCATGTCAGCGACGGGAGAGGCGACGGAGACGACGGTCTCCTTGCTTGCGAGGCCCTGAGCGCCCTGAACGTCGAGCACCCAGCCCGAGCCGTCATCCGTCTTGCGGATCGCAACGGCCGCCATTGGCTGACCATCAGGACCGGTGACCGTGACCTTGTCGTTCGGCTGGATCACCATGTACATGGAGGACTGGTTCTGCGCGCCGATGTCCGGCCCGTCGCCGAACAGGTCTTCCATGATCTTCTTCGGATTGCCGCCACCAGCAGCGAGACGCAGGGCAACTCGGGCCCTGTAGGCCGCGCTCCCTGGCTCCGGTGGGCCAGACTCAGTCTTCATGTCTTCTCCCATTGCGGACGCCGCTGGTGGCATCTGCGACTTGCTGTCGTGGTACCCGTAGTAACACGACTTGCCGCAGAACTTGCCCGGCATCCACTGGATGCCCTTGCCGGGATAGTCATGCCCGTACTCGTAGACACGTCCCTCGTATCCGCAGCGCGAGCACTGCGACTGATGCGCGTACGGCTTGCGCATCACGGTGTACTCAGGAGGAGCCTCAGGAGCTGATGCTGCCGGCGGTGGTGCCTTGAGGCGTGCTTCGGTCTTCTTCATCGGACGATACGTGTACTTCTTCGTATGCGTCTTGTGGTACATGGAGTACTGATCATCGTCCATGACCTCGTAGCTCTCGCCTCGGTCGTCCTTGCGATAGACGACGTGGTAGGGCTTGTTCTCGTCACTGGCGAACTTCTGTGCCGACTTGCGCAGCTGACGGACGCGGTAGTTGCTGATTGCCTCTTCCTGCGTGTCGTCAGGAAGCGTCGGCTCTTCGGCGGGAGGAGCATCCGGTGCGACAGGGGCCCGGATGCCCAGCGAGTCGCGCAGATCCGCTTCGATCTCGTCCCACGTGTCGCCGGAGTGAGTGAGTAGCTCGACATCCTCGGCCTGCGGGCCGTAGCCCTCTGACCGAGCGTCGTCGATCATGCGACCGGCGATCTCTTCGAGCTGCACCGCCTTGGCCATCTGACCCGAGCGGCGCATCTGCATCGCCTGCGTGATCTTGTCGTGCAGAGCCTTGAGTACATCCATCAGGCGCTCCGATCGATCATCCACAGGAGGAGCCGCAGCTTCTGGCTCCTCGGGCGGTGGGAGGTCTGGGTGAAGCTCGTAGTCGTCTTCCTCGGGCGGAGGCGGAAGGTCGCCCTGGCCAGGGAAGCCGTCAGTATCCACGGGCTCTTCGTCTTCCGGAGGCTCCTCGTCGGGAGGTTCCCCCTCAGTGGGATCTTCCTCTTCAGGCTGCTTGGGCTTGTCCTCCTCCCCGATGGGAGGATGAGGCACGTCCGGATCAGAAGGTCCCTGCTTGCCGCCCAACGACTCGAAGGCCTGCTGGCCAGCGGCGTCGGTGGGGAAGACTTCGACCGTCACGAACCCGGAGTGGTCCTCGGACACGATCACGGACTTCGCAGTCTCGTACCCGTGCCCCGCCTGCTGGAGGTGCTGCTGCTCCTCTGGCGTCAGATGGAGCAGGTAGTGGTTCGATCCATCCGTCTCCTTCTCGGAGTCGGCGCCGTTCATCGTCAGCTCGTGCAAGTACTCCTGCACGCTGTCCGAGAACTTCCCAGGACCGAGCTTTTGAAATTGCATCGGACCCTCATCAAGCGTCCTTGATCTTGATCGTGTCGCCGGCATGCACACCGGACTCCGCCCACGTCTTGCCGAGGTCTGCCACGTCGTTGTACGTCGACCCATTGCGGGTGTCGTTGATCGTGAGCTTGTACTTCGGCTTGTTGGTGGTCGAGAGCACGAACGGTGGGTAGATGCCGACACGCGAGAGGAGGTCCGGCATCGCCTCACGGATGGAGCGATTGAAGTCGACACCCATGATGTAGGTCGCCGCGGACGACAGGCCAGTGATGCCCGTCACGTCCACGATGACCTTCTGAACACTGTACGCCGTCCGGACTCCAGACGACCCCAGTCCGATTTGCGTAGGGGTGGTTGCCATGATCAGGGGCCTCCAGAGGTAGTGAGTACAGGAAACAAAGTGGTCCCGTCCTGGTGAGAAGGAGGAGAGAGGAAGAACCAGGACGGGACCACCCGGAGGAAGCTAGATCACGTACCCGTCTGCGCCGACTTCGCAGGCGCCGGGATGCCGAACGCCTTGTCGTCGAGCGCGAGCGCAAGCGTGTCGTCGACTTCGAAGATCAGCCAGTGCTTGCCGGAAGCTGGCGTGCCGGCAGCAGTGCCGCCGTTCACGACGAAGACCTTCCAGTTCGTCGGATCCGAGAGCTTGCGGATGGCCTTGTAGAGGCCCGACCGCGAGTTCTGGATCATTGCCTGACCTTCAGCCACGAGCTTCTGGGTGATCGTCGCCGAGCTTACGAATGCCATCGAGGAATCTCCTGGAGATGGGCGAGTGTTGAGGTGAACCGATCAGTCATGGTGGGAGCGGTACCCACGATTCTTCATGGACCAAGCAAGGGCGAATACGTTCGAGTTCTTGCCGATGTCGCCACGACCCTTCGCCCGCCTCATTGCCTTGACCATCATCTTCATCCCTGGAGGCGCAACCTCCAGCACGGGACGAGGGGCAGGACGCACGAGCGTGTCGTCGTAGTCGTCGTAGTCGATGTAGTAGTGAGCCGTCAGGCCCTCACGAATCATCTGAGCTACGAACTCTGCAGGTACACCGTCTCGAACAGCCTCGATCGCTTGGTCGAGTTCATTCGGGATCATGCAGGCGGAGCTGCAGGAGGATCTCCCGGCCTGCGGATCTGGCCGAGGATCGGATCCATCAGCTTGTCATGGAAGAGCTGGGAGAGAATGCCGGCGATCATGCACTGGGTAGCAAGGTTGCCCCAGTTCATGGTCTGAAAGGCGGCGCCCCACTTCTTCATCACGGCCCCGATCACGATCGAGCCGATCAAGGAGAGCAGCTGCTCCTTGCCGGAGGCCCAGTTCGGCCATGCGTGCTTCAACGTTCCGACCAGTAGATAGGCCGCGAGCGCGACACCTGCGATGGTCGACGTGTCGACCTTTCCGATCAAGTCTGCGTCCATTCAGTACTCCTTGTGATCAGTAAGCCGCTACCCAAACCGAGGTGCTGCCGGTTCCCGAGACCGAGGCGATGTCGACGCGGCAGGACTTCGCGCCGTGGGCGTCGAAGGTCAGCTCATCGCCGTGCCGATAACCAGTTTCGATCGTGTCACCGGTCAGGTCCTGGTTGGTACACGTGGACTTCTGGAGGAACTTCGTGGTGCCATCCGCCGCGGTCCAGATGACGCGGATGACGCAGCTTGCGAGCGTGCCGACCGCGGCTGAGAACTCAACCTTCACACTGATCTTCTTCGCCTCACCCATGTACGCGTTGGCGAAGACATAGGAGTTAGCCCCGGTTGCAGGCACCGAGCCTTGGGCGACTTGCGAGTGTTCCTTCTGGTACTGGCTGCGTGCCAGCGTGCGCGTTGCCATCGATTACTCCCCACCCTTCGAATAGAGGTGCTTCGCGATGTCACGCGCTGACTCGGTCTTCGGCATCGGAGGCCCGAAGTAGTTGGCCAACGCCGGCCAGTGCGCACGCTGAAGCGCGACCTCAACGATGGGCTTGTACACCGGCCCGAACTGACGCAGTCCAGCGGTGACGATGTTCCGAGTGAAGCGCTCGATGTACTGCGGCAGGTGCGCCAGCACCGTCGCCTTCTTCGCGTTGTCCGTGATCTCGTCGCCCCACTCATTGGTCTTGCTGAGCCACTCGTAGAGAGCCCACGTCTCACGGTTCACCCACTGGTGGTAGTCGACCTCGGAGAGCTGATGAGTCGTCGCCTCGCCACGCAGGCGCTGCTCCCATTCGTCCTCATTGAAGTCGACGGCGATGGCGCCGGCTACGTGCCCGGTCACCTCGTCCCAGTTGACGTTCCCGACGACGGAGTTCGAGAGGTCGACGATGAGTCCCTCTTCCGAGGTCTTGATCTCACCACGCTGAGCAGCGAACTGCTCCGCGAACATCTGTCGGATGTGCTCGGTGAGTACATACTTCTCACCGACGCGCCCTACCGCACAGGCGACGCTCTCGGCGAGATTGTCCTTCATCCAGATCAGCACGGCATAGGTGTCTGCAGTCATGCTGGCCCCGCGGTTGCACTGCTGCCGGCTGGGTAGGCCGTAACGACGTACCCGTCCGGAGCGACCTTGAGCCAGGAGAACCGGATGGTCTGATCGGAGACAGGAGCGATTCCGTTGCCGTCCGGATCCATCAACCCATACTTGATGTTGACGACGCCCTTGTCCTCTGGGTCGGTGAGCGTGGGTGCATCGATCATAGCCAAGCGCGACTTGAGCATGATGCTCTTCATCGCACTCAGGGGCGAGTCGAGTGTGCGGTGCTTCGTAAGACCGTCCAGGCCGACCCCATAGAACGATGGGTACAGCAGGCCCGTCCCGTGATCCGAAGTCGTCACTGCGTCTGTCTCTTCAGGCTTCGCGCGCTGGTCACGCTGCGGAGTGGAGAGCTCGTGATTGTCGAGGTCGCCGTACACCTGCATCTTGCGTGGGTACGGCTTGATGTTCTTCGCGTCTGCCGCGTCGTTGTTGTCCATGGACTCACTCCGCGGGTGGGCGGGATGGTTTCTCTGGAAGAGCGGAAGCATCCTGATTCACCCAAAGCCGCTCGAAGGTCGCGAGCGGAATGCCATTGATTCCTACTACCCACTTCGGATCGAAGTAGTAGAAGTAGACATGAGCCCGCTTGCCCGCGTTGCGTTGGTAGGGGGTCAAGCGGTCCGTCGGAATATCGCACACCAGCCACGACATCTCTGGATTATGCACGTAGTCCACGAGCGCAAAGATCGGGCGATCGTTGCGACGCACCACGTAGGTCTCGCGCATTGCCTCTTGGATCGAGGCGACGTTGACGCAGAAGCGCTTCGTGCCTGGATCCGGAGGACCGATGAAGTCGCCGCGTAGCGTGTGTAGACGCAGCTCCGCCTCTCGGCGGGGGAGGGAGCGCATGGGCCGAGGCACCGGCTCACTGATGATCACCTGCGAGGCGAGCGTCACCGCCTGCCCGGCTGCCTCGATGTAGATCTGGCTTCGCAAGGTCACACCTTCGAGCGCCAGACCCATGGCAGACAAACGGAGGAGCTTATCCTCCGCGACGATAGTTCCTGCGGCCACTGATTCCCTCCCCGCGTGTCCGTACCCGCAGTCACTGCCTACGCGACAGCAACCGATCGATCTTCACCTCGGCGCGCTGCTGACCACGAAGCATCTCTTGGGAGAGGTGCAACCCACTCTGACCGCTACTCGCGATGGAGTGCAGGTGGTTCTCAATCCGAGGCAGGCTCTCGGTGAGGCGATTCGTCTGCGCGATCTTCGCCTTGATGTACTTCATGAAGAACGGAACGAGCGGCATGCAGATGGTGAGTACTGCGATGGGCATGCCGAACTTGGAAGCTGTATCACCAAGATCCTTGGCATCCTGTGGGACTATCTCCAGCAACGTCAGCAAGAAAGTCATGTGCACCTCGGAGAGTTGGAGATGTGCCGAGTGCGCTATCGCGACATTCGGTGACCTTCATCAAAGAGCCGACGCGCCATCGAGCTGGTCGATTCGTGGGTACTCGCTGGCGGGCGGATCTTCGGCTGGTCGTGGTACTTCTTCTGCGCCACCGCACCATGTCCGATGATCGCGATGTCCTTCTTCGGCTTCGTGGGCCCAGCGCCCGAGCAGAGCTTGCACTTGTCGCAGGTCGTACGATGGCCGCCCTCTTCAGACGCAGGGCAGGCGATCTCGTTCGGATCCAGCGGCTCGCTCTGCTTGCGGACACGGAAGGTGCGGTAGCCCTTGGCCTTCGCCTGCGCGCGTTCCTCGGGAGAGTCGACCGAAGCCATCGCCGACTTGGCGAGATTGGGGTCAGCCGTCTTCCACTGGTGCGTGTAGCCGGTGCCCCCCATCGAACCCTTCGGGTGGACGACTGCCTGCAGCGCGTTCCAGGCTTCTGCCGGCACAGCTGCTGGATCGCCGTACGATCCGCGACGAAGCGGCTTGGGCTTCTTGATCGTGCTGGCATCGAAGTCAGAAAGATCTGGGTAGATGCCTCGCTGCCATCCCTTGTACACCGCGTTCGGGGCCTGCCCCACGTTCACGTAGCAGGTGCGGCTGCGCCCGATGAGTCGATGGATGCAACTGCCGCAGACGCTGGCGTCGGCGCCTGACTTCACGGCTGCGACTGGATTCTCATCCTGCCGCAGGATCCACGTCTGCACCATCGGACCCGTCTTCACGTTCGCCGAGTCCCGCCTGATCCCCGTCGCGATGGCGACGATCGGCTTCCCGTCAAGCTCCGACGGACCCTTGTAGAAGACGATCCCGTCACCTGCAGCGGGGGCATCGTCGGACGCCTCGGGCTCGCGGTCTTCGTAGTACTTGAGCAGACTCTTCGACATGGAGCGCACCGATTCGGTGACAGGGGCCGTCGTGTCCTTGCCACAGATCACGCAGAACGGATCAACCGGATCAACGGATTCATCCTTGTACCCGCCCGGTGGGTAGTACTCATCGAGGTGGTCGAGGCAGACTGGGTGATGCTCGTAATGAGCATCACTGTACCCACGAGCCTTGACGATCTTCAGGCCACGCAGGGAGTCGCCCTCATCAATCCTTCCATGGACTTGGTCACCGTCCTCGTCGCGGTACCACTCCATCTCAGGATTGCACGCGCGGCAGATGATGTACTCAGGATCCTCCGGAGGATCGATCGCGAGAGGGTGGACCATGAGAACCTCACTTGGTGGAACGTGCCACGATGAGCCTCTGTGCCTCGCAGTACGACACGTAGACGCGCTCGGCACGTTCGCGCGTCTCGTCATTGGCATCGTTCATGGCCATGAGCGGGTCGACGCGTGTCTCAAGGACATCCTTGATCTCGGTGTCGCCCATGTCGTCGAAGAGCTTCGTGAGAGCTGGCCCCGCCTCGCCCTTGAGGTAGGAGAGGATCGCCGTGCCTTCGAGCTCAGCGCGGCGGATCGCGAGGCCAACCTTTGAGGTGTCCATTGATCACTCCAAGACCATCAGAACGTCGATGCCGCGGACGATCTTCAGGTAGTGCCCGTCGAAGCGGATCTCCTGGCCGGCGCCAGAGGAGAAGACGATCCTGTCTCCGACCCTCGCGTCGACAGGGACGCGCGTGCCGTCCATCAGCAGCTTGCCGGGGCCCGTCGCGAGGACGTACCCGTTCGGCTTCTGCTTCATCGAGGTCTCCTGGCGCTCCTGGATGAGGAGGATCCCGCCGGCCGACAGCATCTGCGGCGGCTCGTAGGGTTGCACCAGGAGGTTGTCATCCATCAAGCGGCACTTCGTGCGCAGCTTGATCATCTCATTGGGATTGGACGACCGCTCCGCCTTCTTCGTCTTCAGCACGACTCTCTCCTTCTGAGTGGTAGGTAGACAGGTCAAGAGCCGACCTGTGGATTCCTAGATGCGAATTGACGTGCGGCAGAGTTGCGCCAGTTCTCTGCGCGGATCTGCTCCAGGCGACCCCTCCAAGTGGACCACACTGAGTACATCCGGCTGCGAAGCCTCTTCTGCGTTTCTGGCGACAGCTTGTTCTGCCAATCCGTGGCGTATCCGATCATGGCCCAGTTGAAGAAGTCCTCGAAGCGGCCGTAGGACGACAGCATCAAGGCAAACCCCGAATCATCCAAAGCGGAGCCATCACGGATTCGTTCACGTGCAAGACGAAGCCAATCGAACATCGGCTGCACGCTGTGCGACACGTACGCGTTCATCTCTGCGGGGTTGTCGAAGGAGAACCGACGGGACCACTCCGGACTCAGGAACGGCTCCTTCGACTGCTTGCGCCCGCGCCACCCAGGCTGACTACCCTTGGATCCATGGATGAACGCCTTCCCGCCAGAACGCTGATTGTCGAAGTGATGCACGAACTCGTGAGTAATGGTCCGCTCTGCCGTAGACAGTCGCGTGAGGACCATCTTGAGGATCTTCTTGACATGATCCTCGACGTTCAGCCCGTTGATACCCACCGTCAGCACATCAGACTGCGGATCGTACGTGCCGCCCGCAGCGATCCGCTGTCCGCCTTGCGCAGACAGCGCGGGATTGATCATGTTCTCCGGAGACTTGAACACCACTAGCTCCAGCCCGCTCCATGGAGCGAACTGAGATGGGTACAGGATGAGACCACCGTTAGAGTTGGACACCCGGGTGTAGTCCTCGACCTCCTTCGGCGTGGCGTCGTTGACGAGGTAGGTCAGCCAGTCGCGCAGGTCCACGTAGAACGTGTGAGCTGCTCGTTGCAACTCGACATCGATCGGGCGCTCACCGAGGAAGACCTGCGCAGCCAGCTCGCGAGCGGGGACCGGCTTGCGCGGGTCCATCGTCACGGCTCCTTCTGGTGGAGCTCAGCGGCCAGCCCACGGACGTTCTCAGCTCCGCCCTTGGCCTGCGCGTACTTGCGCGCCTTCCCGAGCGTCACCATGACGGCGTACATCTGCTTCGCGGCTTCCTGCAGGAGCTCGTGGGTCTCTTGGTCGGCGGCGGAGTCCTGCAGCTTGAGGATGCCGGTGTACACGTCGTCAGCGGCGCGGTCGATCTGTAGGAGTGCGCTATCCTCGCGTGGCATTCGGGTCACTCCAATTTCTGTAGTTTGCGCAGGACCTTGTGGATGTACGTGTCGAGCAGGTTCACGAAGAACTTGCGCTGCTCGTCGGTGTACCTCAGCCGCAGGCAGTAACTGGATGCATTCCAGCGGATGCTGCCGCCGGATGCTTCATGCTCTGCGAGGAACTCGACGAAGTCGATTCCAATCTTGGCGTGCTGCCTAGAGACGGAAGAGACATCGGCTGGCTTGCGCCATACTCCGCCACGATCAACGTCGAAGACTGGACTCATGGCAGTGGTGTCCCGTCCCCCCACGAACTGATCTCTCGTTCGCACGCTGCAGCATTCAGCTTCAACCGGTGCATCTGCTCCAAGCGAGCCTTCGCCTTCGGAGCCGCGTACTGGATGAGCTTCCAGGCCTTCTCGTCGTCGAAGGTCCACCAGCAACGCTCGACGCCGTACTCGCAGGGAGAGCAGAACGAGCGTTCGCATTCGGCCGCATACCCATGCCACCACAGCTCGGCCGCGGACGCTACCTGCCGCCCGCCGTAGGTGCACTGGAAGACGTAGATCAGCCCGACCTTCCGCAGCCGCATCGGCCTCCTCCCAGGGTGGAATGGTAGCGAGTATCCCACCCTGAGGGGCGCCTGTCAAGCTGAGTACATCACGCCCCGAAGGCGTTGTAGTAGACGACCGGGCTGTTCGTCGCGGACGAGCCGTTCGTCGCCAGGGCGAAGATCGAGAACACGTTCGTGGTCCCGATCGAGAACACCGGGACGATGCCGATCGCCGCGCCCGCAGCCGTGTTCGAGCCCGAGACCGCGCCGACGACGCCGCTGATCGTCGAGATGCCGGCGAGGGAGGCCGTGACGGGGAACGCGGATGCCGTGACCACGCCGCCACGGAACTTGCTCGTCACTGCGCCGAGGCCATTCGCCACGAACGCATTGACCGTCGCATCGTTGTTGAGCAGCGTCTGAAGGAAGCTGTTCAGCTTCGTGTGCAGCGTCGGGCTCTCCAGCTCTGGAAGAGCAGGGAGGCTCGGAACGATGGCACTCTGTGCAGATCCGTCCATGAATCAGACTCCGTTGATAAGGGGCGACTCGGAGTCCTACCTGGGAACCACAGAGGACATCTGCAGTGCATGTAGGCGCAGACATTGGCAGGAGATAGTCAGCGCAGGTGCAGTGAGGCGAGCTTCTCTTCGATTCGGCCGACCCGCTCTCCGAGCTCGCGGAGCTGAGCCGCAAGCGAAATGAGCTGGTCCGTATGATCATCCGACTTGGCACCGACCGCGAGGATGGCCGCCTTCACGCTCTCGTTGATCGGAGCGGCTGGAGGTGCTGCCGGAACCGTAGCGGTCACGGGTGGAAGAGTGGGCTTCGTTTCCTCACTCGTCGTCGCACCCTTCGCAGTCGTCGGATTCGTCGAGGTCGCAGCCATACTCTTCGAGCTCCAATTCATCTTCGTCTTCGTCGTCATCCCAATCGTCGTCCTCGTCTTCGGACAAGTCATCGAGTCCGAATCCGAGCGTTACGACGCACTCCTCGCACAGCTTGCGATGATGGACGAAACGGACTTCCACGTCGTCGGTATCACACTCCTCGCAGGTACCCAACATGGGTAGCTCCTAGGTGAGGCTGTGAACGGACCAAAAGAGAGTTGCGGTTCCGAGGACGAGCAGGGAGAGGTGGAGGCCGAGTCGGCTTACCTTCGCCCACCCTACGGTGCGATGCACGGACGCCAGCTGGATGGCGTCGTCGAGTAGGTCAGAGAAGTTGAGGAACGAGAAGAACACCGTCGCGATGCTGACCAGCGCGGCGATCCCATAGACGAGCGCCATCAGTCGAACTCCACGTCATACACCGGGTCGTACGCCGGTGTCGCCTTGGGGGCCGGGCCGCTCACCATCTGCGCGTAGTTCTCGCGCTTCACGAGCGCAGCTCGGGCCTCGATCAAATCACCCTCGACCACGTTGAGAGCCTTCACCAACCGCACGAGCTCGCTGGGAGTCACCGGGCGGAACTCTCCGCTCTTCTTGTACTCGTCCACGCGATCTCGCATGCGGTCAACGAACCAAACGTCGTAATCGTTCGGCACGGTACTCTTCCCTCCCTCATGAGATCCGACGCAGCTTGCGTTGCAGCACGAGCGTGCGCGCACGCTGCAGAGACATCGAGATGATCACTCCAGGAACCTTCGGGTTCGAGATCACCTGGAAGGTGATCGTGCCGCCGATCGCGATGACCCGCAGCGGCCGATGGTTCTGAACATCGAGGTACACGTCGCCGATTCGGAACGAGAGCGTCCCGGACGACGGGCTGTCAGTTGCTCCGATGAGTACCGTACCTGTGCCACCCTGCTGGCCCGAGCTAACGAACATGTCGGAGCTCAGATCGACGACGAGAGCGATGGACACTTCGCCGAGAGCCACGAGGCCCCCGAGAACGCCATCACCCGTACCATAGTTGCCGCCGCCTTCACCATCGCCCACGAGCGACCCGAGAACTCCGGTGCCCGTACCCGTGACGATGTACACAGAGCCGACGCCAGACGCGGCGACGCCTTGAAGCAGCGCGGTGCCTTCAGCGACGGTGCCGAAGAACGCGAGACCGGATCCGATCATGCCGCGTAGAGGGCCGTCACCGACGCCCTCGATGTACCCGCCGACGCCCGACGCCTGCATGCCGCGCAAGGTCCCCCCTCCCGAGCCGGAGATGTTGCTGTCTCCGACGCCAGATGCAAGGAGGGACCTAAGGACGCCTGCGCCGGTGCCGGTAAAAAGGCCGCCGACCCCAGACCCGGTCATCTTCTGGAAGACACCTACGCCTGCGCCGGTGATCCCGGTGACCCCGACGCCGCCGCCCTGCATGCGAGCCAGGGCGCCATCTCCAGACCCGTTGTTCGAGCCGCCCTGGCCCGCTGCAACGAGCTGCCGGAGGACACCGGCCCCCGTGCCCATCGTGGAGGTCTGGCCCACGCCTACGCCCACGAGGGCCGGCAGGACACCTGCCCCAGACCCCTCGGAGCCGACCGCGCCGGTCCCCTGGGCCGTCATGCGCGCCAGGACGCCGTTGCCGCTGCCGGCCGTCTGAAGGGCCCCCACGCCCGCGGCGGTGAGGCCGTCGAGCAGGCCCGAGCCGGAGCCCGTGTAGTCGGTGCCGCCCGTACCAGCGCCGACGAGAGCCGCTAGGGCTGCGCCGCCGCTGCAGCTCGTCTGTCCGACGTAGCCGATCGTGCCGGTGCCGGTCGAGGTCATCTTCTTGAAGACGCCACCACCCGAGCCACCCTGCCCGATCTGAGCATCGCCATCGCCGACGACCCGACCCAGCTGACCGTTGCCGGTGCCCGTGTACTGACCCGTCGTGAACTCGAAGGCGCCGATGTCGACGGTCGAGTCGATCGACGAGCGAGCCACGGTGGTGTAGTCGCGGTAGAGCTCGGGCGTAGCGACTCCGGCGTTGATCCATGGACTGCCCGACTGAAGTGAGTAGTCACCAGCACCCGCGTTCTTGAAGAGCGGATTCTGGCCGAACGCTGCGGTCGTCGTCGTATCGTAGCCCTGCGCCTGCCACTGCACGAAGGTCTTGTTCCCGTTGTTGAAGACGAAGGCGTAGTCCGTCGAGCTGGTGACGAGCGGGTCGTAGTAGCCATTCCCATCGCACGTGACGTAGAGGTAGTCGTCCTGCGTGTTCTGGGATCCCTGACCGAGCTGCACGAAGTGGCTATCCCCGCCGCCACCCGGAACGCTGTTCGTCTTGGTGATGCCGTTGTTGCGGAAGCGGATCGTACGAACGCCATTCGTCCAGATCGACTGGTTGGTCGCACCGATGATCGTGTTTCCGATGACATCGATGTTCTGCGTATACTCAGTAGTGTACGGGTCGTGGCTGCGCGTCAGGAAGATGCCAACTGAGCATCCGTTGATGACGTTATTCTTGACGACGCCTCGGTTCGTGTAGTGGAGGTCGATGCCAGTCCCGAGCGCGGTGGCGAAGTTCCCTTCGATCCAGCAGTCCTGGGCCTCCGCGCTGCCGTCGGTCGAGCCGTTGCTGCCCGCCGACAGGCACGAATTCGTGCCTCCGGAGAACACGTTGTTCATCACGAGGTACTTCTGGCAGCCACTCATCAGCAGTGCGTCGGTGACTCCGTTGTTCTCGGTGTCGAACGTGTTCCCACGCACCTCGAAGATGTCGCCGTGGAAGTAGGCGTTCGTCGCGCGGTTCGCCGAGTTGCCGTGGCAGTTGCAGTTGAGTACACCGAAGAAGGTCGAGCGCGCCGAGCCTGCGTTCGAAAAGCCGATGCCACCGCCACCTGGAATGCCGAGGTGCCCGGTCGCATCGCACCCATCGAACGTGATCTTGATCGGAGGGAAGTTGCCGTCCGTTGCTTCGAACGTGCCGTTCACGTGCTCGGCACGGATCCAAGAGGATCCGGCCGTCGTCATCGACAACACGCTCTGGCTGGGAGTCGGCCAGACAAACTTCCAATCAACGACGGCCGTCGTCCAACCCCAATCATGCGAGTTGCTGTCGTTGCCGTGGACGATGTCGATACCTTCACTCACGTTGATGACTGGCTTCGCACCTGACCCGTACGTGTCGCAGATCGACGAGCGAGTGAACGTGCCGCGCGACGCGTCCCCACCATTGCCGGTGTAGGAGTACGTATCTCCGCGATTGAGGAGGATCTTCTTCGGCTGTCCCTTGACCTTCGAATCCCACGCGACCTGGAAGGCCTTCAGCGGACTGCGGTAGGGATTGCCGATCGTTCCGTTACCCGTCGTATCGTTGCCGGCCGCAGAGACGTAGATCGTCCCCCATGCCGCATTCCAATCCTGCACGACCACGGTCGTCGTGGTCTGCGAGATCGTTCCATCCGTGTCCGTGACGATCAGCGTGACGGTGTAGGTGCCTGACGTGAGATAGCGGTGCGAGGCGACGGGTCCATACGTGAATGATGACCCGTCGCCCCACGACCACGTGTAGTCAACGATCTTCTTCGTCTGTCCGGCGAGCTGCGTGTTGTACCCATGGAACCGGACATAGCTGTAGCCGGTGAAGATGTACGGATCGGGCACCCCCGGTACACCGATAACCGGAGCGGTGATGACTGCGGTGAGCGCCATGCCGGCCAGCTCCTAGGGTTATGCCGAGACGCCCCGACCCACGATCACGTATTCGGCAGCGTCAGCGTGAGCGCGGTCACCGCGACGGGAGTACCCGCGACGAGGTTGACCGAGTTGAGCTGCAGCTCGCCAACACCACCCGTCGCACTGATCGTCAGCTGGAAGACGGCCACGGGGGTCGTCTGCGAGCGGTCGAAGATGCGAGCGAACGTGGCCGTGCCCGTAGCGTCAGCCGAGTTGTCCGTCGTGATCGCAGCCGCCGTCGACTGCGCGGACTCATTGAACAGTCCCGAGTTGATCGTCGCAGCTGCGCCGAAGGCCGGGTTGCTCATCGGAAGGTCCGCGAGAACCGTATTGCCCCCGCCAAGTGCGGTACCACACGTGGTCGGCACGTTGCCGCTATAGATCTTGAGGTGCGCGACGCCCGACGGAGTCCCGCTGCCAGTGTCACACTTGGCAGTGAGGAGATCGAGGGCGAGCTTCGCATTCGCGTTCAGGTAAGCAGCCAAGACAGTTCTCCCATGGCCATGGGTGGATTGAATCGAAGTGGAAACGAAGCGACCCTGGTGAGTGATCACCAGGGTCGCGAGGAGAGTTAGAGAAGTACGGTCAGTAGATCAGCGGAGCTTCGAGATCTGTGGCTCCGGCATGCCGATCAGGATCGTGTGGTCCTTGAGCGGCCGCTTCTCGTTCGAGGCTATCTCCATCAAGTACCGCCACAGGCGTTCAGCAGACTGCGCGACTACGTAGCCCCCAGCATCACCATGCTCAAAGATCTTCCACTCGAAGCGCGCATCTGGCGTCCCTGCCTGCATGATCGTGCGTGGCATCTTCACCACAGTAGGCGGCGGCATCACCGGCGGAGGCCCAGCGGGAGGCAGCAGGTCTCGCGTCGTCTTGGGTGCATGATGCGTCGCCGCGTACATCTGCCCGAGCGCAGCAGGGTCCGGCATCGTCAGGCCCCAACGGTCCATCAGCTTCTTACAGAGCGCCCAATCTTCCTTGGCCTGCTCATCGCCGTCATTCGTGAGGTATTCGAGGATCTTCTCGATCACGAGGTCGACGCGATGAAGCGAGGTGTCGTGCGCCGATGCCATGTACTCACGAAGGAAGGACGAGTTCTGCAAGTCCGACATGGACGCGAGTGCAGCGAAGTAGAGCGACAGGGGATAGGCGGCGCGACCGACGCTGCGGAACACCGTACCGGTTCGAACGGTGAACCTTGTCTTGCAGGTGCGGCAGCGGAAGGCGAAGCGCTCGGCTGGAGGCATCCGAGGATCGTCGGTCGCCACGTTCTTGACGATATTCCGAGCGGTCTTACACGGTTGGCAGACTGGCATGTCTTTGCCCCACCGCATCGACTTGAGTAGCTGATACGCAGCCACCTCGTCGGACCACTCCTTGACGCTATCCAGATCGAGCATCCGCTCCTCCATTCCCCTGGCCATCATCCGTGCAGCGGCTTCTGCGGAGGCTGCTGCTGCGCCTCAGGCTTCGCATCCTTGGGCGGCGTGTCCCAGGTATACCCACACCTGCAGGTGAACACAAGCCGCTCCTCCAGGCCATCGTTGGTGTAATGAACCTGAGGACAGCCAGACCCACACTTCCTGCAGCACTCGTCCATGGCTCAATCAACCTTTCCGGAGAAGCCGGTACCCACAGGCTCGGGAGAGAGGATGCCGAGCTTGAGCGCCAACTGCCTGCGCATCTCGACCGGATCCTGCCACCACTTCTTGACGAGCTTGGCGACCTCAGTGAGCTGGGGCTCGGAGTGGACCTCCGGCTCGATCTTGTCGCCGGGCTGTGGACCAGGACGATCTACCTGACGCAGCCGGTAGAAGATCCCAGCCACCTGAACATCGCGCCCCGAGCCAACATGCTCCGAGTTCGGTAGCACCGAATCGAAGATCCAGTCGCCAGCAGTGAACTCATTCAGGAGCCTGACAAGATCCGCGGGAGCTCTCGGCAGCGGGATGACCTTGTACTCAGGAACTTCGTGCCTTGGCATAACTCTCTCCTCCCCCAGTGATTACGCGCCTCGGAAACGAGGATCGCGCTTGATGCAGATCGGACAGGTCGGCGGAACATCCTCGTGAGCGTCCCACGTCACGCTATCGAGAGGCACGCGCCCACAGAGAACGCGAACCTCACGACCCCCGACGAGCTCGACGGAGTGCGTGAGCAGGGCGCGCTTGGACACGTCCCTGCCGCGATACGCGCCGGCCAGGACGCCCCACGTCTCGAAGGTAGCGGAGCTGGATTGTCCGAAGCCCTCGAACAGAAGGCTCGCGAGCTTTCGCACCGACATAGAGCCTCCTGAATCGTCGTAGGTACACAGAGGCCCCATCCCGTACAGCACCCGAGATGGGGCCCCGCTTCAGCTCAGCCGGAAGATGCGCCGTCGTGTTCCTTCTTCGCCTTGTCGTAGTCGATCCCTTCGCGCTTCGCATCGGCCTTGTTGTTGGCCACCAGCGCATGCACGAGACCGTTGTGCCGGCGAATGAAGTCGGTCTCCGTCTCACCCGCCGCCTTCGTCGTCTCGACGGTCGAGTACGTGTCGCTGATGGCGTCGTAGACGGGGGTCGAGAGTGTCTGTGGCTTGGCCACTGCATCCGCAGCAGCCGGCGCAGCTGGAGCCGTCGGATCGAGCGCAGGAGAGATCGCAGCCGTGACCAGCGGATGCGTGCCGATGACCGACACGAACGCTGTGGTCTCGACCCCGTCAGCATCCAGCAGGTGCTGG